ATGCGCATGCTCACACCGCGCGAGCTGGCCCGCTCGCAGGGGCTCCCCGACAGCTACGTGCTCGACCCGGTCGTCAACGGCGAGCCGCTGTCGAAATCGGCGCAGGTGCGCATGATCGGCAACAGCGTGTGTCCCGACGTCGCCGCCTGACCACCGAGGATCACACCATGACCACCCCAAAACGAAAATAGCCCGCTCACGCAGAACGCGAGCGGGCAAGAAAACAGAACAGCAATCGAGGCACGAGGACTGTCCTCAGGAGATAACGGCACGCCGGCCTATAGAACCTTAGGCAAGGAAAGGGCCTAGCTCTCGAATTGACGGCCAAGGACGCAGATCACTCGGCGGGACCAAGCAAAACATCAATCGCCGCCTGACCCGCGATCTCGGCCACGAGGTATGCCCAGCGTCGGGTAAATGGGCCGTTTCGAATCTGTATCCGATGTCCACGCGCACCGAGGATACCGAGATTGTCGTGACCCTTTATCTGGAAGGTGACGTCGTACATGTCCGGAGCGGCTGAGGTCAGTTGGACATCAATTTCAAAGCCGCGGTACTGGATTGTTCGCTGCATGACAACCTCCGCAATATGACTGGGAGCCTAGCACGAATGCAATACAACGCTCCGACGTCCTGAGGACTACACCATGACCACCACCGACATCGATTCGACTCACGTCTCGCGCTACCTGCACATCGAGCGCGCGGCTGCGCCGGTGCGCGCCAACCGCGAAGTCGCGCTGCTTTCGAACCTGATCGGCCTGGCGATCGACCGCGGCGAGGCGAAGCACAACCCCTGCCGCGAGGTTCGGCGCAACGAAGAGCAGCCGCGCACCGAGGCCCCGAGCCGGAAGACTGACAGGCGTTCGCCGCCTTGGTCGCGTCGCTCGGCGGCCAGAAGGCGGTGATCGGCATGGCAGCAGAGTACGCGGCGCTCGCGGGCAGTCGGAAAGTGGAATTCCTCGACCTTTCCTGGACGCATATTGACGAGGCGGCAGGCGTGATTCGAGTGAAGCGCGCGAAGCAGCGCGGAAAGAACCGCGGCGAAGTCATCGAGCACATCGAGATCACGCCCACCCTGTCGGAACTCGTTGCGCGCCTGCGCGCCGCTCGGCAGGACGACTGTCTGTACGTGTTCTCCAATCGCTACGCGACCCACTACTCGCCGGCCGGCTTCAAGACCGAGTGGTCGAAGCTGATGAACAATGCGTTGGAACTGAAGAAGATCGGGAGGCGCTTCACGTTCCACGACCTGCGCGCGTATTACGTGACTCGGCACAAGGCGGAACGTGGCGAGTTGCCGGATCCGCATGCGAATCCGGAGACGACGGCGCGCGTCTACGATCGAACGAAGATGGTGAAGCGGGGAGGTATGTAATTCCCAATTAGGGAATTCCAAAACAAAAACGGCACTGTCTTTTTGGACAGTGCCGTTTCTAACTACTGGATACCGCTTGGAATTCTTTGGGGTGGCTGATGGGACTCGAACCCACGACGACAGGAATCACAATCCTTATACATTACCACGAAAATTCAGATAGTTACGCAAGAACATTGGAATATGAAATCCTCGATTAGCCTTGTGTAGCATGGACCACATTTCCCATCTTCCAGAAAAATTCGCGCTAATCCCCTCGACCCAACGGCCGCTTTACCCCTACTATGACCCTCACTTCACCCCGTGGAATCTTTTCTGATTTTTCACCGCCCCAGCTAACACTAAGCTTATTCCGGTATAGATAATCTAGTAAAGCATCAGCTGGGGCCCGTATTTTAGAATTCGCAACGTCGCTCGAATTTATCGCAACAACCATTCCAAATGGCGGCTTCTCTCGAAATACAACCTGATAAGAATCAACGACTACCCAGCCGGATTTTTTAAATAAGTCAGAAAATTGAGAAGAGTAATTTTCCGACTCCGCATCATTCATTGAATATTGTATCGAAACCCTCGTCCCGGGAAATTTACGAAGAATATCGATCAGTTCATTTTTATGTTTTTCATCAATTTCACGCCACGATAGCTGCAACTTCAGGCGCAAATTTTCCACGTCCAATTTTTTCGTTTGATTATTCAGTACGGCAATTTTCTCGTTCGCGTCGGCAACCCTTTTATTCGCTTCCGCTGCCTTCTGATCTGCCATACTTGCGCGTTCATTGGCCTGCGCCACCTTAAGTTCCTCCCGCGCCTTGTACTCTGAAAATTCACGGTCCTTCCTGTCTGATATTCTGTTTCCCAACTTATATTGAGCAATCCCTGCAGCAATGCTCACCCCCGTAGCAACGGCAGCGATAGTAACAGCGATAAAATAAGCGATCGAAACTATACGAAACCAGCCTTCGTCACCGAGACCTTGCATTCTTCCCCCGAAGATAATCAAAAATCCAGATCAATCAGCATCGCCAAAACTCCCAGTTACATCAGAAGACGTGCCATTATTCAATGTTATTGGCCATCTCGACCGCCATATCATCCGCCGGATACAACTGCAGCATCACGCGCGCGGCCTCGACGTTCGGCGTCGTCAGCCATTCCTCCCAGTCGTCCGGATGCAGGATCACGACGGCCCGCTTCTCGTCGCCGGGTTTGTGCATCCGGGAGAAGATCGGGTGCCCCTCGCCGTTCACCGTGATCATGGCCATCGTGTGATGCTCCCCACCGTCCGGGCCCGTCAACGTCCGCCAGATCCCAGCGACACACATCGTGCGCCAGTCGGCCAGTCCGATGCGATGCCACACATTCTTCCCCGTCTCGTAGCACGGTTCGTAGATCCATTCCGCGGGAATCAGGCAGCGCCTGCCGGCGCGCCAAGCGGGGCCGTATAGAGGCGACTTCCCGAGATTGTCGTCGCGCACGTTCATCGTGCTGCGCATGATCGGCGGCTTCCGGCCCTGCTCTTTCGCCTTGTCGATGTTGGCTTTCTGCAGCGCGCGCGGCCAGAAGCCAAAGCCAGCCGCCAGCGGCTTGAGCGTCCCATCGACGTTCGCAACGATCGGCGCCAGATAGTCCTGGTAGATCTCCGGCTTCCATGGGAAGTCCCGATACAGTTCGCTGAACGGCTGGATTCTCAGCTCTCGGAGCTCGAAATCCTCATGCGGCGCACGGTAGTTGGTACACATCGGCCGTCCCCAATTGTTCGAGTTGACGACACCATCTTATCGCGCGATACACTGTATATTTATACAGTATCCGTACATCATGAGTAACGATGGCTGCGGTAGCGGTCTCTTTATAGAGACGATCCGACGCCCGTGCTGGACGTGCGAACACTGGTCTGGTGTGGCGTTCTGCGGCGGTTCGCACGCGATCTGCATGCATCCCGGGAACGTCAACGGCGTCGCGGCGCGGCCGCGCCTGGGGTGCGCATTCTGGACGCGCGCGACCGGGCTGGATGACCTCGATGACGAAACGTGCGACCAGCTCGCCCACCAGTTCGGCCGCCCGACCCGCTACACCGTCACGGAGAAGTAACCAACGGAGCAGCAGTCAGGGCGTCGTAGTCGCGCTCGCACTGCTGGCCGGCGATGCGGGCACGGTCAGCGTACTCTGCCAGCTCGCCCGCGCGCTGGTCAGCGCGGCCGAGCACGTCGGCAAGCAGATCGAGGGCGTCGCCGGCTGCCGGGCTTCCGGCGGAAGCGGCGGGATGGCGGGCGGCTGCGACGAGCTGATCGACGCGTTGCTGCAGGCTGCCAGCGGCAGCGCGAGCAGCAAAAGCATCCGCGAGCGCAGCCGTTCGTTGTTGATTTGCATCTTTCGCAATCTCCGATTGGGCCGCGGTGCGGCGTTGTTCCTCGGCACGCGCCGCAGCGACTGCCTTCGCTTGGGCTTGTGCCGCATCAGCGCGCATAGCCAAGATCTCGACCGCACTGATCAGATGGACCGAATAGGCGCCAACCGCGGCGCCGAGCAGCGCGGCCACCAGGTACGGCCATGCAGATTTCAGGAAGATCATTTCGCCTCCTTCGCGTGCAGTTGCTTCAGCTCGTCCGGCGAGTAGACGAAGCCCGGAAGTAGGAACGCCTGCACGCTCCAGACCGGATCGCTTTCCTCATGCCGGCCGTGGTCCTTGCCCCGGTGATGGAGCGCGCACAGCAGCAGTTGGTTGTATGTCGAGTCGACGAATGCCTCCGGCCGCGCCGGATCGAACGCCTCCCAGTCGAAGCCCTGCGTCAACCGGATCACGTCCCAGACGGGGTGTTGTCGCGGGATCGGCACGACGCACTGCAGCTTGTGGCTGAACATCGTGTCGACTTGGTTGAGCGCGACGCCGCGGATCCATTTCCAGTCGATCGCATGCGAGAACGCCCACTCGAAGAATCGGTGATGGGACTCGACGGCCTGGTCGTCGCCGCAGACCGCGCAGACGTAGCCGCCGGCCGCCTTCATCTCCCGCTTGCTCGCGCGGAACGTGGGCGACTCTGTGCGCGGCTCGTGGTCGGGATAGAAAACGTCCTCGGCGAGCGTGCGCCGCGTTTCGTGAGATTCCTCAACATCCATAAAACCTCCGGGCAATAAAAAAGCCCCCGGGGATGCCGGGGGCCGCGTAACAACATCAATTCATTCTTGCTAACGCACTCACCAATCAGTGATGTGCGGAGCCGCGGTTCTCGCGATTGGTATATCCGGATGCTCGCCGCATCCTGCCTTGATCGCGCGGCACCAGCTCCCCGAGCCTCGTGAGCCCGCGCATCGTAATGCGCACCTGCTCGCTGACGCGCTCGTCGCCGGTCACTCGATCGGTGTAGGGCGTGCTCTTGTGAACCAGATAGCCAGCCTGCTGCTTGTCGTGATACGCGAGCCAACCAGACTTGCCAGTGCGATGGTAGATCCAACCATTCGCGCTCAGCCACGCCGTCAGCTTGCTCGGTTGCATCTGGAGAGTACTCGCGGCATCGCGGATGCACATCGAACCTTCGGCGTCGGCAATCCGCCCGAGCGTCTCGATCTTCGGCGCCTGTTCGGCCACCTTGGCGTCCAGCACCCTTTTCTGTTGCTCAAGCGCTGCGCGCTGTTCGAACTGCTCGGCCCACGCTCGCGCAGCCTCGGCCGGGTTCGCGAAATTCGGGAGCGACGGCGCCGCGGCCTGACCACCCGACGCCATTTCGTCGTATGCCCGTATTACCTTCAGGTGGAACGCTGGACTGATCCACATCGCGTAGGCGTAGACCAGTTCCTTGGCTACATAGGTGCCGTTGTTTGCGCCGTCATTTACTGTCGCGATAGGGGTCTGCAAATTCGCAGAGGCCCTGATTTCTTCGATGAGGGCTCGGGTTTGTGCGTTCCTCATCCAGAACGCGGGCTGATGCCTGCTCTCCCCGCCAGCCGCGCGATGCAGATCGTTCAGGCAGTACCGGCCCTCGGCATCGGTGCGGATGGCAACACCAGTAATCGTCAGCGCATTCATCAGTGCACCTCGCTCGGCGGAAAAGTTGCGCAAATCCTCTCGAAGTCCAGCGGCACACGATGTGCTGCATTCCGCAGCGCTTCGAGCGAATGGGAGATCAGCTCGGCGCGCACATCTTCCGTCTCCGGATGGTCGCCGCGCAATGGAACCAGCGACGAATCGTGAAAGGAAAACTTGTCACCAATGATTGGGATACCTCCCCGCGTCAACCCAAAGGCGGGCTCGCCGAGGAGCGTCACGTTCCAGCTGCCATCAGTCCGTAACTTTTCGACGATCACGGTGCGCCCCGCAAGCGCCAGACTCCACGAATATGCGATTCTCGCGAGATCGCCTGGACGGCAGCGCAGTTGCGCCGGGTTTGCCTTGCCTTCGGCCGAGGCCGTGCTAAGATTCCGCATGTTGTGTTCCTTGCATAGGTTCACTGCACAAGGCCCTGAACGTAATCCGCCAAGATCACGCGTTCGGGGCCTTTCCTTTTTCTGCTTCCCGCTTCTCCTTGATCAACTCGATCATCTGACCATTCATTGAGCGACTGTGCCGCTCCGCGAACCCCTTGAACCAATCCCGGACCTCCGCCGGCAAGCGAAGCTGGATCTTTGCTTCATCGTTCATCACACCCTCCAACGCCTTCAAATCTGAGGCGGCGAACCCAGTATAGTTTGCCTCCAAATTTGAGGCAACGGCTTTTTGCCATTTTTTTGGAGGCACGCGTACAATCCGACCATGGCGAAACAGGACGACTACACCAAGACGGCGCTCCGGCTGCCCCGAGACCTCCATCAGATGCTGACGGAGAGCGCAGCTGCGCGTGGGCATTCTCTGAATACGGAAATGGTCTACCGCCTCGAACAGTCTTTTGCTGAACAGGCGAAGGTACTGACGGTCGATCAGACGTCAAGGCTATTGGCAGAAAACACAAAAATGCGGCTCGAAATGGCTAAGCTCAGAAGCCGCATGCGTGCTGGGCCGCGTATTCCGGATCATCCGGCGCTCGAGCCTTTGGACGTCGCCCGTGTCCATGTGACGCTTGACACTGGCGGTCATCCAATCTCGTGGGACGAAATCAGTGAACACCTGACCGCGATCAGAAAAACGGGAAAATTCGATGTCGTTGCGATGCACACATCGGTCATCACCCCGGACCTCACGAGTTCCAGCAAACGCACTGAACAATCTGCCGATCTAGCGGAGTTCTACAAAGGCAAGCCAGCTACGAAGCGCATCCGCCGCACGAAGCCTGACGACTCGAATAAGTAATCCGACGACGCACTACAACCCCCTCTCGCACAGAGCCCGCTCTTCCGCGCGCCGCTTCACCAGACCTGGCTGCACGCGGCCGCCGGCCGTCACCCACTGCTGCCGGCCGTTATCCGCCTCGTTCATCGCGCGGCACGCGCCCTTCCAGTCGCCGGCGTTGAACCGCTTCGCCGTCATGCTGCCGCAGTACGCACCAGTGCCAACGTTGTAGGCGAAGCTCACCGCGGCCGCGAGCTGGTACGTGTGCCCCTTCAACACCGGCGTGCACTTCAGCACCGGCTCGGCGTGCTCGATCAGGCGTTGCTCGAGGCGCGCGCGGCACTCTTCGGGCGTGAAGCGCTGGCCCGCGCGGACGTCCTTCGTGTCGCCGTTGCACGCGGTGATGATCCCGATCGGGTCCGGCTTGGCGACCAGTACCTCCCCTTCGAACTTCGGGACCATTGAAAAAAGAAGGGCTGCCGCAGCAGCCCCCACAACACCCGCCAGTGTCTTCTTCGGTACGTTAGCCATCGAGCAATGCCCTCTTCCCTTTGTTCTTGATCAGGTAGTACGCCTGTAACCCGATATACGCGATCGTCGCGACGGCTACCCACCAGTTGATGTCGTGGCCGGTCAGCCACAGCCAGAAGTTGCTTCCCACCGCCGGCGCCGCCTTAGCCGCGCTCACCGCGAGATCGTTCTTCATCGAGTCCCCGAAATGAAAAAGTCGCCCGAGGGCGACGACGAATTGTTCTCGACCACTATAAATCCGGGTCGGCCTGCCTTGCGACACGTGAAAAGAAATGACAAGTTGATCCTTCAATGCGGAGAGGCTCGTGCAAGTACCGACCGAAACGGACTGACCTAGCGTTACACGATCGTGGCGTGGACTCCAGTAGCCCGGCGGCATTCCACCGGTCGGACGGCATCGAGTTCCATGCCTCGACGCTCGCCGGACCGGCGGCCGTGAGAAGCGCGAGCGCGCTGCTCAAGATGACTATGCCGCGCCGGTATAGCGCGCGCCAGTTGTCGGCCAAATTGGAATTCAGATGAAACATCGGGCAGCCCAGTGTCGAGGCGCAGCCTCCTGATGGGGGAATGCCTACGCCTGACCGTCAGGCCAGGATGATTTGATAGAATTTTGGGGACTATTTCGACTGAAGGGATGAAAAATGAGCATTGATGGCAGCCGCAATAGTCGGCGCGTATTCGGTCTGGACGTGTTGCGCGCATCGGCCGTCATCCTTGTTTTGGCCAGCCACACCGTGGCCCATGGCACGCCGCCAACATGGCTCAAGTGGTATTTCGGCGCGCAGGGCGTCATCGGCGTTGAAATCTTCTATGTTCTGAGCGGATTCCTGATCGGAGGCATCCTCATTCGATCTCATCGAGCCGGGAAATTTAACTCGCCCGCACACGTCCTAGACTTCTGGAAGCGACGCTGGGCAAGAACACTGCCACTCTATGCGTTCTTCCTGCTCGTCTATCTTCGCTTCGACTATCACGGGCCGGCTGATCTTAGGATCGTGTGGCCATTCTTCGTATTCCTGCAAAATCTGGCATGGCCGATGACGCCATTCTTTGAGCACTCATGGAGCCTCGCTGTCGAAGAGTGGTTCTATCTTCTGCTGCCGTGCCTATTTGTAGGCGCAATCAAGGTATTTCGCTCCGACCGACATGCCATGCTCGCCGTGGGCGCTGCATTCCTAGTCGTACCTCTGATTTCTAGAATCGCCTTCGGAGCGCACGCACATTCGCTATCGGACATTGATCGGAACATCAGGTCAATCGTCATATGCAGGTTAGATTCCCTGTTCATCGGCGTCTTCATGGCCTACCTGCATATCGAACACCCTGATATTTTCTCCAAAATGGCTCGATCATGGAAAATACCGCTCGCGTTATTTACCGCATCGACTATCTATTTCGCGATTGGCGCACCCGGTCTGGCTAGCAATATCGCAATTCGAATGATGTTATATCCCGGAATATCCGTCATTATTGCAGCAATAATTCCCGGCGCAATGCTATTGCGCACGTCAGGTATTAAGTTGGCAGATTTGCTTATCGGATGGACGAGCAAGATTTCATACTCACTGTACCTTGGTCACATTTGCATGCTGACACTGGTTATCAGTGTTTTTGCCGACTATCGAATATCTATCGATAGTCAGCACATGACCGCTATTTTCTATGTGTCGCTTTTGTTGGCATACTACGCGTTTGCAACCTTGACATATACGGTTGTGGAGCGCCCATATATCAAACTCCGAGACAAAGTGATGGGAAATCACGATGAGCGAAGTGGGTCGATTGCGGTACAAATGGAATCTGCGTCGCAGACGGTTACACGGGAAGTCCTGACTGAGCAAAAGGCGGCATCGCGCTGAGATAGTCAAGATACCGGGTGTCCGTGGTTTCCACCTTACCTTGATTGGGATACGCCGACGAATCCTGCTGACAGCCGAACACTGAAATGATGGAGTTCTCTGATTCATCAGAGAGCTGAACGAAAATTGTCGTCATTTTTCCCTCAGAAGGTATACGCAGAAATATAAACATTGGCCGTAAGCGTTCCCGCACTCATCTGAAGAACGTAATAAATTGTCTGCTGAGCGATTGTAGGAACGGCATTGAAAGACGAGTTCAGAGTAAACCCGTTCGTCAATTGCCCCTGAAAAAGCTGTTGCGCAAATGCCGCAGCGTTTCCTGCGACGTTAAATGTCGCATAGGCGGATGAAGCTGTAGTCGCAAGAGCAAAAAATCCGGAAACCGATTTCGCATTCGGCGGCACCGCTCCAGAGATCGATAGCGGCGTCAGGGTTGCTTGGCCAGTTGACGTGCTGAGAACATTGATGCCAGCGATAGAAACAGACCTATCGGCCTGGCATCCCTGAATGAACTGCCCGCTCCCATTCGTCGGCCACACGCTAACCAGCGCCGACGCGGTATAGCCGGACGGCATGTTCGCGCCACCGTACACATTCGGCTGAGCCGCGCTCGTCGCGTTCCGAGCGAGCAGAGCACTCGCCCCCGTCGAAGGGTTGTAGATCGCGTACAGCGCGACATAGCCCGATACCGGCGCACTGCCGGTGTCCATCCCACCCGCGCCAGTCGTCGCGAGGTTGACCGTCTTGCTGAACGAACTGAGCACGTATTTCTTGCCACCGAGTGCGCTTCCGACCACGACCTCATCAGCAATCAGCGTCGCCGTGGCCGATGCAGCCGTCACCGACATGGCCACATTGCGCGCCTGCCCCACCACTGCCGCCGACTGCGCCTGCACGGCCAGTTTGAGATTCGCGAGCAGAGTCGTCGTCGTGCCATCATCAATCGCGTCCTGCCCGGTTAGATCGACGATGAACTGCGCAAGCACGGCCGCCATGATCGAGCTTTGGCGCCATACCTTGTTGAGCTGCGCCGACTGCGCGGTGCCGCTTTGAAAGCCGGTGAGCAGCGCCGCGAGTGCCTCAAAATCGGCCTGCGTCATCACGTTCGCGCCGACGGCAGCCGCGAACGCCTTGAAGTTGTTGTTTGCCATCTGTACCCCAAGCAATAAAAAAGCCGCCGAAGGCGGCTCATGGCGAAAAATGCGTTGTACGGCTCAGACCGGTGTGCCCCATGCTCCAGTATCGAAACCGGCGATGTACTCGTTGCTCACGTCGAAGCCAAACAGCGGTGCGGTATCGACGCTGGTCACGATCGTGTAGTTGACCCGCACGCCCTCGGGCTTCAGCGGGATATAGCCGCCAGCAAGCAGCGCAAGGAAAATAGCCGACGGCACCTTCCCCGCGATCCCGATCGTCATGGACATGTCCTGGTGGTCTTCGATGAATACGCGCGTACCCTGCTGGTACAACGCCCCGTCACCGGTCCAAGACAGCTTCGCGCCCGGCGACGGAGCACCCGCTAACTGCGCGACTCCGCTCGAACTGATCGCATAATCCGTTACGCTGGCAGCCGCCGTCGTGGTCGGGATATAGCTGCCGCCTGTCGTACCTAGTTCTAGGTCTTGGTACTGGAAATAAATCCCGCTTGTACCGTCACCCGTATATGACGTAGCCCCCGCCGCGTTCGCAACCTGTGTACGAATGCGTAACGCTGTATCGACTGTTGTGAATTTTGTGGTGAACGTAATAAGCCACCACCCATTCGCCCCCGCCATAGCGGAGTATGAAAGCGTCCCGTTCGTAGAGGACGCGGCTGCGAAGGTTCCTGTCGACGTATCAAATTGAACCGCGCAGTTACTGCCGGAATTATTTTGGCAATAAACTTTGATTACTGCTTTTGTCCGCTCAGCGCCTTTCACCCAAATGCGGCGCGTCCAGTACTGCGTCGAATCCGCTGTAACGTTTTGCTGGTCAAAATAGTGCTCGCCGTTGGCCGTATTCTCGACCATCTTTTGACCGATCGATCGGCCATCCGGCGCTGTCGTTGCGTTTGCCGTAATCGAAACGTTGCTCTTTGTCCACGCGCTTTGCGTAAAATCCTCGCTGTACTTTAGGATGTTCGTTCGCGCTGTCGGATAGAGCGGTTGATCCCCCTGCCAGTCGTTGCGATACAGCGCCGCGCTGTCGACGCGCCGAACCTGCGCACCACCATAAGTCAGCGGAAAGTTCTTCGTGACGCCATCGCCAGTCCCGAAGACTTCGCCGTTGGCATGCAACGGCACGAGATCGCCGCTCAGGTTCCCGAAGATGCTGTTGAGGATCGCCGCGCTCGATTCAAGCGTCCCGTCCCAGTGGTTTGCGCCGATCTTCGCGCGGATGACGAGCCGATAGGTGTCATCATCGAGCACGGTCAGCCCCGTATCTGGATCGAAGGGGCCCTTCCAGATACCCTGATCGAATCCGAGGCCAGCGACATCGAACGAGAAGTAGATGCCGGTCAGTGGCGTCCGAATCTTCCGCGAAACACCAACCCAGAGGCCCACGTCGTCCAGCTGTACGCCGACCGCGTCGTCGAGGTCGAACTTTCCCGGCATGCTCTGCAGCACGTTCATCTGATCGACGAGCGGCTGCACGAGCGCGCCGAGCACCGCCGCAAACCGAGGCAGGTCACGATGCTCGGACGTGATCAGCGAGGTGTAGTCGTTCAATGCGGCCATCACGTCACCACCAAAGTCACGCTCGCGGGGATGCACGACGCCGCCTCGTTGAACAGCAGCACTACGTCCGGCGCGCCGGCGCCGCGTGGACCGGTGAGCGTCAGGCCGGACAGCTTGAACGTGACGCCTCCGCCGACGCCGTTCGCCGCGGTCAATGCGTCACCCCATTCGACGCTGCCGGACAGGCCGCCGCCGATCTGCACGCCGTTGATGTAGTCCGACACCGCCTGCTGAATCTGCTGGCCCGTCTGGCTCGTATAGCCGGTAAGCGCCTTCAACGTGACCGCCGCCGTGATCGGCGCGTCCACCGGCCGGAAGAACTTGATCGTGATCGGACGGCCGTAGATGTCCGCGACGATGATGGGAGTCGTGCCATACGTCCCGGAACCCGGCGTCTTCTTCGCCGCGATCGCATTTGCGATTGCCGTGGCATCGCCGCCCTCGACGACCAGCGAAATCGAGTGTGACGGGATGCCGTTCGCGTCCGTCGCATCCGTGTCGTTTTCGTAGGCGACGTACCGTGTAACGCCCGGTACATTCGCCACCGCGCCGACGATGCCGTCGAGCACCGTGAGCGACGGCAGCGCGGTCGACACCGTCTGCCGCTGCCGCAGCACAGCGTCTTTCTCGACCGGCGCGCCCTCGGCGGCGTCCGCCGGGTTCGTCACCGACTGCCAGCCAAGCGCCGGCGTCGCGATCTGGTTGATGGTGCCCGCGCGCGCGGACACGTCGCCGATCGACGCGCACGTGGCGGTGGCGGTGATCGTGCCGCTCGGCGGGATCGTCACGGTGGCCGGCAGCAACCACTGCACGCCGTTGACGTCCTTCGCGGCGCCGTTCGTGATCGTCTTGCCGGCCTGCCCAACCAGCACCAGGTCGGCGCTGGAATATGACGCGCTCTTCTTCGCAATGCCGTTGATCTTGACATTGCTCGCCAGAGCATCTCCCTGCGCAGTCGCCGGGCTGAATGACCGGTAGATCGCGATCGCGACCGAATTGCCGTCGCTGATCGCTTTTGCGAACACGCCGAGCATCTGGCCGTCCTGGCTGTCCGGCTCCAGGTATGTGTCGGCGCCGTAGATCGAGCGGTACTGGTCTTGCAGATACGCGAGCACTTCCGCATACGTCGGCGCGGTGATGCCGTTCGCGTCGATGGTGGGTGCGATGGTCGTGAGAGTCACAATGTCGCCTGTACCGTGGTAGTGCCGTAGATGGTGTTGATCGTCGCGGTGACGGTCAGAACGCGCGTCTCTGGATCAGCCGTGCTCGAGTAGCTGACAAGCTCCGTAACGCCCTGCGTGCCGAGGATGCACGTGCGGATCGCCGCGTCGTACTTGCCGCTCGTGTACTTCCCGAGCACGTCCGTCGCCCACGGCATGCCGGCCGTCGTGTCGAGGAACCATTCGCCGCGCAGCAGGCGCAGGCGCGTCAGCACGGCCTGGGCGACCGTCTCGGGCGTGTTCACGAGGAAGTCGGCCGCGCCCCCGCCGAAGACGTAGTCGCCGTCAGCGTCGAGTTTTCGGTATCGCATGGGAATCTTCAGTTAGGCGGGCTCGTATTGCTGCCCGCGCCGTTCTCGCGGTGGGTGTGCGTGTCGTCGACGCGCTTGCCGTTCGCCGTGATCTGGCCGATCACATTCAGGATGCCGTTGAACACGGCTGCGGCGCCGCTCGCCGCGCTGCCGACCATGCCGCCGACGAACGTCAGCAGGCCCGTGATAGTCACGGCCGCCGAAAACGTCGACAGTGGCGCGACGACGTCGAAGCCGCCCGGCGCGACGATCCTGACTTTCTGCAGCGTCGGGTTCAGGTCGATGTACGTCGCGCCGTCGTCGCTGCGCAGCTGCGTGGAGCTGCCGCTGACCCCAGCGAGCGCGCGCGGCTGCGATCGAAAGCCGAGCAGCACGAACCCGTCCGACAGGTCGTGCATGCGCAGCTCCGCCTGCTCCTGCACGCCGCCCGACTGCCACCAGGCGTCGATACAGCGCGAGGCGAACACGACCAGGCACTCGTCTTCCGGCGCTACCGGGAACGTCAACGTACAATTTCCGCCGGCAGGGAACTGGACCGGGCAGTCGACCAGCAGCGGCAGTGCAACGCTCTGGATTGTGCCGTCGATGCCGCGCACCTGCGCCTTGATCGCCGGCTGCACGCTGCACGTCGGCGGCCGGTCGGCGGCGCTGTCGAACGACTGGATGATGCCGGGCAATGCTGTCCAGATGCCCGCGCGCACGCCGTCGAACGCTTCACGCAAGGCGGTCTCCGGGTCGCCTACCCTTTCACGTCGATCCATGGGATGAAAATGAAAAAACTGCTGTTGACCGCCGTGCTGCTCGCGCCGCTCGCCGCCGTCGCCGACGACGCCTATATCTATCCGTTCGCCGGCATGAAGGTCGGCGCGACAGTCGAGAACGAATTCCCGACAATCCTGTACACGACGAAGAGGTGCGGCCTGCCGCTCGCGAACGCGAAGAATATGCGGCGCTACGAGTCCTACCGCGGCGTGTGGGACATCGGTTGCTGGGGCGAGACGATCGACGGCAACGCCGTGATCATCGTGCCGCAGATGCCGACGAAGTCGATGGCGCTCAACGTCCTCGCGCGCGCCGACGTGAAGCGCAGCGGCGAGATCACCACGATGACCATCAAGGCGCTGCCGACATACGGCCGTTAGCCGAACCGCTTGATCACGTCGGCGGTCGGCACCGCCACCTTGTCCTTGAAGGAATCGGGCAGCACCGTGACGTCTGCCGCCAGGCAGATCACGCTCGTGTACCACTCTTCGCCGCGCGTATCGCCGCTCACCTCGGCGAGCATCACGTAGTAGAACCCGTCGTCCTGCAGCTTTGCCTGCATTTCGATCCGCTCGTTCTCGGCCTGCTGGCCGACGTTCAGGCTGTACTCGTACTGCTGGATGCTCGCGTTGTCGAGCCAGATCAGCCGGCCGATCTTCACGCTCGGATTCAACAGCATCTTCACCTCGATGCCGTTCGCCGTCTGCTGCGGCAGCCCAACCATGCCGGTAGCGGCAGTAATCACTGCGATCTCGCCGGGCATGTACGCCGTTTCCGGCACCATCACTACCTTCCCATCCTGGATGCTCCAGACCGTCTGCGTGGTGCGGGCGGTCCAGCGCATGAAGTCCCGCGCCATGCCGAACATCACCTTGCCTCTGGGCAGCGGGTTCGACGGCAACTCGGGCAGATAACCCTGCCGCACGTCGTATGGGTTCATCGCGGTGCAGATTGCTGCCACGTGATCCGCGGGCGTCGAGCCAGCTGCGAGCGTCGTGTTGACCACGGCGAAGTTGTACGCCGAGTCGCCGTCTGCCGCAGTGATGTCGAGGAACGTGTCGGTCTGGCTCTCGCGCCCGCGCCGCACCTGCTTGATCTGACCGTCGAAGATGATCCCGTAATTGCCCTCGTAACCGGCCTGCAGCACGACGCGCGTAAATTCCTTCTGCGCGCGCCGCGCCGTCGTCGCGGACACGTTGTAGACCCGGATCCGCGCCGAGTTCGGCGTCTGCAGGTCGCCACGCTGCACGCGGAACACGATCCGCAGCTCGGACAGGTCGAGAGCCTCGCCGCTGTCGAATCCGATGATCAGCGATACTTTCCGGCCGAACTGTTGGACGCTCATTGATCCGTCACCCAGAAAACGAGCGATCCGATGCCGAGATCCTCGTACGTCGGAACGTCGTCCGGATCGGCAGACCCCTGCACCCATAGCCGCCCCTGAAAGCCGAGATGCTTGTACTGCGCGAGCAGGTCGACGCCGGTTACCAGCGGGATACCAGACACCAGCGGGTTGTCCGAGGCGTCCGCGACGTCGAGCACCCATCCCGCGCCGCCAGCCTTGCGGTACTGGACGGTCAAGCGATAGTCGGTCCCTGTCAGCGTCACTGTGAAGCGCTCCGGGCGCGGCGAAAACGGAATCTCGAAGAAACTCGGCATCACATACTCCCCGGTGCTACTGCACCGCCCGGTGCGGGCGTGGCCGGCACGGCAGCCTTCGCGCCGCCGTTGCCGGTCTCGGCCGTCGACGCTGGGTCTGCCTGGTTCTCACGTGGCGGCAGCTTCGTCACCTGCGTCGACACGATGCGGATCTGCTTGAGCGTCGCCGTCAGGATCAGCGCGCTCGACGTCTTCGCGTCAGTCGTAAGCCGCAGCCCCTGCAGAAGCATGTTCTGGTAGGTTCGGCGGCTTGTCGTGATGTCGAACGGCGTACGCGCCTGCTGCAGCGCGAGCAACTGCGAATAGATCGCGTTGATGTACTGCGCCGATGGCAGGCCGCCGCCGTCGAACGTCGCCTCCGCCGCGCCGAGCAGCGCTTCGTAGTCGGCGTTGCTCCACCCGCAGCGCATCGCGAGATCCGGCTGGCGCTTGAACGCGTGATCGGTGATCTGCGCCCCTTGCTCGACCGGATGCTCGGTGATCGTCAACTCGTCGTTGTAGACCTCTTCGATCGCGACCTGCACCGTGATACTGCCGATCTTCTTCGGCGAGATCATGATCATGTCGAGGATCACGCGATCACCCCCTGTAGGTTGCGCACCATGTCTGAGTTAACCGCGCGCTGCTCACGCTCGACCGCGCGGCCGGCTGCCGAAGGATCGCTAGCACCGTTCACGTGAATCTGCGTGGACTGGTGCAGCTCGACCTTCGCCGGGCCACCGCGCGCCGCCGACTGGGTCATCAGCGCACCGGCCGGCTGGTACGTCGCGCGCGTGTTGCGCAGCGCGGCCTCCATCTCGGTGGCAGTGATGCTCGCGCGGTTGTTGCCCTTGCCGGCGTAGTAGCTGCGACCGGTGTCCGGGTCCGCGACGCTCGCCCACTCGCGCGACGCCGCGCGCAGCGCACCGCGTAGATCGTCGCTGCGCCCTTCAACGTAATCGGCGATCGCGCGGCGCTTGTTGCGCACCAGGTACTGCTCGAAGATCCGGTCCTGCAGCTTGCGGTCGAACATCTCGTCGCCGTTCAGCTTCAGCGAGCGCGCTGCCCCGGCCAGCGTGCTACCAATGATCTGGTAGCGGCCGGCCGCATTGAACTGCCCGGCGCGCTGCGCCGCCATGACCTGTGCCAGCGTCATGCTTTCGAGATTTTCCGTGCCGGCGCGATACCCGCCCCGCGCGCCACGGTTGACGCTGTTGTATTCGCCCTCGCCGCGCGCGATCAGCTGGCCGAACGCCGTGTCAGCGAGACGCGACATCGCGCTGGCCAGGCCGGCTGACGCGGCGGGCGCTGCGGCCACCGGCGCAGCAGCAGCGCCGCGCGGCGGCGTCAGCTTCGCACCGCCGCCGTCCTTCACGCTGTCGATCTCGGCCTGCGTGTAGCCGCCGGTCGCGCCCAGTCCGCGCCGATCTATTCCGGTCAGGACATCCCAGATCGACCGATACTTCCCGCCTGACAGCTGAGAAATCAGCCCGTCTACCTTGTCGCGCAGCGCGTCACCGATCTTCCAGCCCGCGAACGCCGCGCCCACAGCGGCCACTGCTGCCGCGAGACTCCCGAGCACCGACAGGAGGCCGCCGCCTGCGGCTGTAGCCGCCGTCGTCGCCGCACCTGCAGCGCGCAGTGCACCTGCCATCTTCAGGATGCCGCCCGCGATCCGGAACACGCCCAGCGCCTGCAGCGCCACGCCGAGAAGCACGATCTTCGTCGACCAGCCGTCCGTGCCGTGATCCAGCTCGACGAATTTGTCGGCGAGCCATGCGAGAGCAGGCGCCATCGCGGCGGCCGCTCGAACGACCGCATTCGCGACGTCGGTGACGCGGTTGGCGATCTCATCGCCGTGCTCGTCCATCCATCGCTGAAATCGGCCGAGCTGCGGCCCGATCTTCTGCAACATCGCGCCTTCGACGCGAATCGCGAGGTTCTCGAACGCGGTGCCGATTCCGCGCAGCTGCGTCATGAACTGATGCGAATCGTCCGCAGCCTTATCGAGGCCCGTCGTCCGCGACATCTCGCGGTACTGTTTCAGCAGACGTTCGAAGTCTCCGTTGCGCATTGCGAGCAGCAGGTTCTCGTCGATGCCGAGAATGTTTCCGTACTGGCTCGCGAGCCATGTCGGCTTGCTCGCCAGTGCCTTGCCAAGGTCCGACATGATGTCGACCGTGTCGCGCAGCTCGCCGTTCGCGTTGCGCGTCTGCACGCCCAGCGTCGCGAGGTAGCCCTCGCCAGCCGGGTTGTTGCGCAGGAAGCGGGCGAGGTTCTCGATCGTGCCGGTGGCGGCCTCGGCCGATACGCCCATGTTCCGCGCAGCGAACTCGAAGCCGCGCAAATTGGCCGCTGACGCGCCCGTGCGCTGCGACACGAAGTACAGGCGCTCGAGCTTCGACGCGAATGCCGCAACGCCGGCGCTCACAGTGAGCGCGGCGCCGGACACGGTGGCGATGAGCTGCTTGACGCCCTTCGTCGTGCCTTCGACGCCTTCCTTGAAGTTCTTCAGGCCCTTCTCGTCGACCTTGAAGCCGAGCGCGACAAGGAACTCGCGGATGACGACCGAATCAGCCATTTTCTCTGTCCATCTTGCGGCGAAACGCCGCGTCGTTGTCTGCCCGGACGGCAAGGGAGTCGTTCATCAGCGCGATGTCGGCTAGGCCGAGCGTTCCGTCGAGCAGCGACTCGTACCGGCACATCTGCGCATGTACTGGCGCGAGCAGCCAGTCCTCGCCGCCGGGCAGCGTGCGGATCCAGCCTACGTCGCCGCCGGGCTGCTCGCTTGGCTGGTAAGCAGCCCGCTGATAAAAGGGCCGAGGTTCGCCACCACCACGCGCACAACGAGCGGCAGCATCACGTCGATGCCGATGTCGTCGAACATCGACGTTTTATGGGCAATGTTCCAGACCTTCGCCCACCCAGCGCCCTGCCAGCGCTCGACCACGGACAGGCACGTGCCGAAAACGTATTCCGCGTCCTCATCCTTCAGGCCGGCCAGCGCGTCAGCAAACGGCTGCAGCACCGGCGCGATCGCGTCGACCAGCGACAGCAGCTCGCGCGATCGATCGCGCGCGGGTGCCGGCGCCGCGGCGTCCGGCGCTTCCGCATCTTCCGCATCTTCCGCACCTTCCGACAGAGCTGCGAGCGCGGCGTTCGCGTGCGCCTGCTCGCGCGCGACGTCGGCCTGCTCGAGCTCGGCGTAGAACTTCATCAGCACGGGGATCATGGGCGGGATGATCGGCGCGATGCGCCGCGACACGTGGAACTGCTGCATCGCGCTCAGCTTGCCGATCGCGTACCGCACGCCGTTGAGTTGCACTTCGGTCGTCATGCTCAGTACGTCCCGAGGATGTTGTCGATCTTGATCGCGTCGAAGACCCATTCGACGGTGTCACCGTCCTTCGCGTACTTCAGGTCCGGCGCCTTCTTGAACGCGCAGCTGCGCGCTGTGGTCACGTCGCCGGCGGCCGTCTGCCGAACCTCGATCAGGTTCTTGCCCCACAGACGGCTGTCGAGCGACTGCGCGTCGTACAGCGCCATCAACTTCGCATTGATCGGCGCCGTCTTCAGGTAGCGCAACGTGACCTGCCCGGATTTGTCGGCGTGCAGGCTATGCATGCCCTCGCCGTCCGAGCCGACCGTCATCGTGTTCTTGTCGCCCGCGCGCACGATCGTGATGCCTTCTTCCGCGGTTGCTTCGCCGTAGCCGAGCGAGAACGAACCGCCCGGGCCGACGATCGACGCCGCGACGTCCTGAAAGCTATAAGTCGCCATGTTGAGTTGCCCCTATTAGCGGTTGACGTTGACGAGGATGTCGACGCTGTGAATTGCGCCGGCTTCCTTCGCTGCGACCTGGAACGTGACTGACTTGCGCGCCTCACGATCGGCCTGCGATTGCGTCGCGATCGGCGGCTGGTACACGTAGTAGCCCTTCGCGAGCGTGTCGCCCTGGTTCAGGGCGCCGAAGCCGGCCGAATTCCAGACGCCAGGCGCGAGATATCCGTTGTTCACGCCAGCCTCGCAAGCCGCCGCGATCTTCGCCGCGATCTGCGCGTTGCCGCCGTCGGTCTGCGGGATCTTCGTAGGGCTCTGGTACAGCAGGTTGTAGACGTCCGTCTCGATGCGGTTGCGGAACCAGATCGCGTTGTAGACCGAATCGACATAGATGCCACTCGGCGTCACGCCGTACTGGATGATCGACGTGTCGTTGCTGTAGTTCACGAAGACGTTGCAGTTCTTCGCCTGCAGCGCATTCGCCTGCGTGCTGGTCAGCTGCTCGGCAGCGACGCTCGGCTCCTGCTTGAACATCAGCGTGACCGTCGTGTTATTGCCGTCGAAGTTCACCGTCAGCAGGCGTCCGAGCAGCGACGACACCGCGTACGGCGTCGAGCTCGAGTACTGCACGATCGTGTACTTCAGCTTCAGGGCCTTCAGCTTGCTCGCGATGTCGGTCGACACTGTCGAATCGAGCACCTGCGGGTTCTGTGTCGTGATGCCGTAGATGTGTCGCTGGTCTGCCTCGATGAGGTTCGCGACCGCGATGTGCTGATCGTCCGTGATCGACGCGTCGGCGAAGTCGAGGCCGAGGAACTGGTTCGCGAAGCGGTCGAGGAACAGCGCGGCGGCGTCGACCGGTTGCTCGGGCGCGATACCGTCTGCCGGTACGCCGGCGAGGCTGCTGGTAAGGCCGAGCATCGTGGAGATGTCGGTACCGCTGCCCGGCGCAGTCGCATAACCGACCTTCGAACTCGTGCCGGTCGTGTTCGACGTCACGACGAACTGCGACCCGGTCCAGGCGATCGTCGCACCGGTGAGCTTCGCGTTGATGACGGTGGCAACTCCGTTGAGGTTCGTCTGCGCGGAGAAATCCAGTGCAGTGACCGACTTCGCCACGCCGTCGATCGTGATGCTGAACGCGCCCGTCGTGATCGCATCCCACAGCGAGATGTCCTGCTGCGCGGCGGACAGAACGCCGCCGCGCAGCGAGCCGGACGTCGCCGTCTTCGCCCACCGGCCGATCATGATCTGTTGCGGCTGCGGCACCTGGTTGAACGCGAAGGCCGCCGCGTAGTACTCCGGCGTGTTGGTGCCGTAGTCGGCCTTCACCTCGTCGATGCCCCCGTACGAGCGCGCTCGCTCGTTGGTGTCGATGACGGCCGACGGGCCGAGAATCAGCACAGTGTTCAAATTCGCGCCCTGCGCCGCCAGCGCGGCGAGGTTAATCGACACGTTGATCAGACGCGATACCGGCAATCCGTTGGACATGCTGGTCCCCTACGAGTGGATGTTCGAAACGCCAGCCACCGGCGTCGACGAGTCGGTCGTCGTCGCCACGGTGGCCGATTTGAGGTTGAGGACCAGATAGGTCCGGGTGATCTTGCGGCGCAGCTTCACGGTCATGTCGTAGCGCCGCACCCACTGCTGGTTGATCAAGTCGGGCGCTGCCCGAATCGGGCCGACGCCGACGAATGCCATGTCCTGCAGTTGGATTTGCTCGCGGTTCTGGGGCATCGCGAGGCCGTCGGCGAGCCGCTGCGCATAACCCTTCGCGCGCGGCCCGTAGAACGTGCATGGCACGTCGATGTCCTGGTGCCGGATGTACGTGTCGTGGCCGTCGCCGGTGCCGTCGTGCTGGATGGCTGGGCCGGCGTCCGGCTCTTGCTCCTGGACGCCGAACGCGCACCAGTCGACGGATGGCTCCGGTTGCTTCGGCACGGTCGGCTGCCATCGCGGCCGCACGAGGTCCGGCGGAAGATCCGTGACACCCGCGATCAGGTCGTGGACCAGATCGTCGAGGGCGTCGTCCTCGGCCGGCGGCGCATCGACGGCTGGCGCCAGGTATCCGCCGGTCGAGCTGTCGTTCATGGGGTCATCCCGAAAGAGGCTTCAGGTCGCACGTCGCGCAGACGAAGCCGCGGCCGAAGTGCGAGTAGTCGTTCACGTTGACGACCGTGTATGTGCGGCCGGCCCATACGACCTCGTCGGCGTCGTGGCCGGCGCTGCCGTCCATCAGCCGGAACATCGTGTGCAGCGTGATCGAGCCGATGATTCGGCTGCCGTCGGCGTTGCGATGCAGGATGTCGCCCTTGTCGCTCGTCACGACGGCGGCGAACGGCGTCGATGCCGCGGTGTTCTGCGCGCGGCCGTGGCCGTCGACCGTCTGCGTCATGCGATTGCAGTTCAGGCCCGTGTCCATGAAATCCGGATCGAGCAGAACGTCGGTGACGTCGAGGAAAGCCATAGTGCAGGCACCAACGAAAAAGGGCCGCACGTGGCGGCCCTTAGATCGGGAAGAGTCGGAGCTACTTCTTGCGAACCACGTATGTGATCGAGTTCCGATACTGGCCGGTGTCGACCAGCGTGTTCTCCCGAGTCACGCCGCGGCGTCGGCGCGCGGCCAGAGTCGAATCGGCCAGTTCGGGAGCGATGTTGCTGTTGATCTTCGCACGCACGGAATTCTGTGCGACAAGGCCGGCGCGATTCAGGCTGCGGTTGACCTTTTCGAGGTCGCCGTCGAGTGCCGCCTCGACGCCCTTCTGCAGTTGCGGCTCGAACTTCGGCCGCGCGTCCTGCACGCCGGGCACCAGGTGCGGGCGCGCCGGGATGTTGTTTGCCGGCGAGCCGTTTTCCATGATGTAGCCGATCTCGGCGTTGCTGAGCGGCTCGCCCTCGTCCTTGCGGCCGGCGGTGCTGTCCGGCACGCCGACGAGCACCTCCTTCTGCACGAGCCCGCTTATCGACTTCAGCACCTCGTCGAGGCGGTCGATTTTCATGCCGTCCATGGGATTCTCCCGATGGGCGACAGCAGCATTACAGCTGAATGCCGCCCGAGCCCATCATCTGTGCGAGGCTGAGATAGCGGACGCCGTACATCGTGGCGTTCCAGAAGCCGCCATCCTTGATCGCGACGGCCGCGGTGTCGTAGCTCGCGCTCACCTTGTCGACGGACTTCGACGACTGCGGCCCGCTCACCTGGCCCGGCACGCCGCCGACGGCGGCCATCTTCTGGTCCTTCACGGCGAGCGCGAGGTGGTGCGCGGTGACGAGCGCGACTCCCAGATCAGTCAGCTCGGCCCATCGGTCTGCGTTGACGAGCGATACCGCCACGGTCATCCAGAACTGGACGAGCGAGTCGGGGTACGTCGTCGTGTCGCTGAACTCGGGGAAGGACTGTCGGAACTGGGCGATATCCACGTGTCACCTTGCCAAAATGCAGATGCCCGGCGCGCGCCTGCATGGCGCGGCGCCGGGAGGCCATTATGCCTTCTTCCCGCTGCCGGACTTCTGGGTCGCGGCGTCGGCAGCGCCATCCTTCGCGGCCGCAGCGGCGTCCTTCTGGCCTGCCTCGAACGCGGCGACCCGAGCGGCGAGATCTTGCTCGCTCGCCGCAACCGCAGCTTCGCGCGTGTCGAGCGCTGCCGCGCGGTCGTCCAGCCCCTTGCCGAACGTATCGAGCTCGGTGCGCAGCTTTTCCAGGCGATCCGACTCAGCTTGGAGGCCGGCCTTTGCGGCTGCGGCAGCCTGATCCGCCGCGCCGTCTTGGGAGCCGCTCGAATCGCTGGACTTCTCCGGCAGCGGGCCCGTGTGGGCCTTCGCATACCAGTGATCAGCGATGAAGTCCTCGACCTCCTGCACACCGGCCTCGATGCGTCGGACGACTTCCTCGCCCTCGTGGGCCAGCCGGATCGTGAACGCCGTCAGAACGTTGATCTTCGCCATCTTCGCCATGTCAGATCCCGTCCCGGTAAGCGGCCGTCGTACCGTAGCGCCATTCGACGCGGCCGATACGCGACCAGTAGGTCGTGATCTGGAACAGCGAGCGGTACTCGAGCGGCGTGCGCTGCAGGTCCGTCATCGGGAACTGGACGTATTTCTTGTCGCTGTTGTACGCGACCATGCGATCAACGGTGCCGAGCTGACCCTGCGTGCCGCCGGCGCCGGCGCCGATCAGCCACTTCAGCTCGAGGATCTCGAGCGGCGTGCCCTGCTGCGTGCAGATGTTGTTCTCGAGCAGGTACGTCAGGATCGACTTGTTGCCTGCGTCGCTCACAATCTGCGATGCAACCCAGCCCAGTTTCGCGGGCGGCAGCATGAGGCGGTTCGGCTTCACCTTCCAGCCGGACGCTTGCCATGCCGAGGTCAGGATCTCGTTGACGTCTTTGAGGATCTCCTTCGGCGTCTTCGTTTCCCACTGCGGCGTGCCGGCCGCGCCGTTCGCGACGTTCGAAACGCTCCCGACGGCGCCGATCGAGTTCACCAGGCCGGTGAAGCTCATCTGCGGATCGCCGTAGTAGACGATCTGGTCGAGGTCCATGTTGCGCTTCATGTTCATTGCCTCGACCTTCTGCGAGTCGATGGGCATGCCGAGCGCTTGCGACTTGATCAGCTCGGGCACCGTGTACTTGACTTCGGCACCCCAGAGCAGCATCGGCTGTGCGGTCTTGCCGATATCGACCGACGGGCCCGCGAGCGCGTTGCCCTCGTTCGAAATCCAGTTCAGGCCGTTCGGGTTGATGCCGCCGCTCATGCCGAACGCCGAGTTCGTGAACGACGAGACTTCGTCGGCCGCCGACACGTCGCTGCGGATGAAGATGTCGCGCGACCAGGTGTATTCGACCAGCGGCTCGTTGAGCGTCTGGTCGAGGCGTTCGAGCTGGCCGACGAGGAACGCGCCCGTCGAGTCGATCGTTTGGCGATCGTAGGTGTACTGCTGGTCCTGCGTACGCGCGCGGATCAGTCGGCGCGTCGCATCCGCGACGGCCGCCGACATCGGGATCGACGCCCCGGCCCGGCGCAGGTGCTTCAGTTCGGACATGTCCATGTAATGGCTCCAGAAATGCAAAAGCCCCGCGATTGCGGGGCTTCGGGTGAAGCGCTGTTCAGCGCCGGATCAGATGTTGACGGCGATTTCGACGATGCCGTATGCGTCGGCCGGGCCGGTGAAATACCAGTTCGAGGGCATCGCGACGGTGTTCGTGCCGTCGGCCGCCGCTTCGAAGCCACCGAGCGGCTTGCCGGCGGCAGCCGCCGCGACGCGCACATACACCGTGCCCGTCTTCGTCGCCGGCGCTGTACCGCCCAGCGCGGCGCTGAAGTAGCCACGCTTCAGGATGTCAGTCGGGCCGCTCGTCGGCGGCGTCGACGTCCCGAGCGGATCGGTGCCGTTGCCCTGGATCGGGTACGCACGCAGGTTCACGCCGTAGACGAGCGCGGCGGTGTCGGCCGCGTTGTTGATCGGTTGGATCTTGCCGTTCACCACTTTCACCGGCACACCGAACGCCGTCGGCGGCGCCGCCGAGTCGATCAGTTGCGTCTCGATCGTGGCGACTTCGGCTCGCTGGAGGTCACCGGCAAAACCTGCCGGCATGCGATATTGATAAGCTTGCAACGAGGGCATGTCGGCTCCTTTACTTGTGGACCTTCCAGAATTCCGCGTGGATTTGGTTGATGTCTTTCCGCTCGGCCTGAGCGGAATCATTCGTCCGGCGCTGCGTCACTCCGGAGTTCTTGCTACGCACGACCTCCGACGCCGCATTGAAGAACGCCGTCACGGAATCGCAGGTCATGCTGGCGACGTTCGCGCCGCCGACCACCGACTTGACCAGTTCGGCGTTCTCGTTGTCCAGCGCGGCGCGCAGCGCTCGGCGGCGCAACACGCAGATGGCATCGACCGTCTTCTTTCGCGCGACCTTCGCGTCGAATGTCGGAAGCCGCACGCCCGGCGCGAGGATTTCGGCGCGCGAGAGCGCGTCTTGGAACTGGTCGCGCAGCGCCGTGCTGTCGCCGGTCCGCGCGCCGGACTTGTCGTCGTTGCCGTCGCCAGCGCCGTCGTTGTCCTGCGTGGTCATACCGTCGTCGCCGGCGTCGTCATCATCGTCACCCGTCTGCGTGCCGCCGCCTTCCAGCTTCGTCACGCGGTTGGCGAGCGCATCGATCTTGCCGTTGGTCGCTTGGATCGCATCGAGGACCTGCTTAAGCGGATCCCCTTCACCACCGCCGGCGCCGTCGTCACCCGTCGCGGAGACACCCGCCTTCGGATCGGTGCCGGTGCCGGGCATGTGGATATGAATCTGGGGCTGGCCGTCGCCACCCTCGCCGCCTTCGTCGCCGGTCATCTCGCTCGCGGCCTTCTCGAACGCCTCGGAATCGCGCGTCATGAATGCCTTGCGCAACGCGTCGACGAACTTGGAGCCTTTCTTGGTTGCCATGCTTGCATCTCCTGTCGGGAGTATGTTGGAACTGCTATCCCCGATCGAACACACGGGGCCACAGCGGGCGCTTTTCACGAGGGCGACGTGGTTGCCCACGATCACCACCTGTCGCGCCCGCCCAGGCGCAATCTGTTCGTAGTCGGCGTCGTAGCCGTTGCTGACCTGCGTGAGCGCGTCGGCGCCCTTGCTCTGGACACGCCGGATCGCCTCCGCGTCGGTGATCAGCAGGTCGGCGAGCATCAGCTCAGTCTGGTCGCCCTCGCCTCGCCGTACGTTGCGGACCGTGCCACGCGCCACCGACATGTAGTTCGCCGGCGTCACGAAGTCCGGCGGATGGTCGATCGTGATCGGCTTGCCTTCGAAGCTGGCGAGCGTCTCGGGGCTGAACAGCACGTCGGCCGTGCGCTCGGCGACGATAACGCCGTCCTTCGCCTCGATCTCCGGCAGCTCGAAATAGGCGTAGTCCTGCGCGCCGACGCGCGCGATCGGCACGGCCTCGCAGAGCAGAAAGCCTTCCGGCGTGATCGATTGCCGCTCGCCGAGCTGCTCGGCCGCGTATACGCCCGATGCAGTGATGCCGTCGCGGGTATGCGCGCGGGCGCGCGCGGCGTGCGAGCCGCAGCTGCACGCATGGTCAGTGGTGAAAATCCGCATATCAGTCTTGGATGCTGGTTCGGACACCGCGCGCAATGACGCCACGGATTCGCTCGTAGTCGGGCTCGGTGCGTGTGACCCGACACCAGACGGCCAGGAATCGGGCGTACAGCGGCAACCACCATGCGGTGCGCACTCGCACGCACAACGTCGTTCGATGTGTCGGCATGCTCAGTCCACCCAGTCAGGAAGCTCGACCGTCTGCCCGGCCAGTTCGTGTGTGCAGTCGCCGCAGAACTGGATCCGGCCATCCGTGATGAATGAATGGCAGACGTTCTGCCGATCGTCGGGGCCGGGCCACGACACGAGGATCGACGGCGACAACGTCGGAGCATCGACGCTGCCGTTCCAGCTCCATCGCGCCGGGTTCGGAGAATCGCAGCCATGCGGATAGACGACGTGCAGCTCACCGCACGGACACTCGAACAGCAGCGATCCACTGCTGTCCCGTTTCATCTTCGCCATATCAGCCCTTCGGAAGGACGACTTCCGCCCAGCACCGGCAGTTGTAGATGCAGCCGGGATGGGCCCGCGCGCCCGACCGCTTATCTGCGATCGGCGGCTTGTCCCACGTGAAAAACTTGCCTTCCAGCTCGCGATGGTCCTCGCGGACGTCCGAGTCGCCCGACGTCCGCCAGAAGTAGCCGGGGCTGCCGACGTCGAGCGCACGCGCCTCGGTGAGCGTCGCGGCCGTGCGACTGACCTCGGTTCTCGCGATCGTGTCGGCCCGGCTTTTCGCGACCTGCCCCGACTCCTGAATCGCCTTCGATATCTGCACGGCGCGCGCGCCGTCGACGATTCCTTCCAGCGTCAGCCGGTGCACGCGCTCGGCTGCGTCGAGCGGGATTGACTTGATCAGCCGCACCTGCTGGGACAGGAGCGCGCGCATCGTCTCGCCGGTGGCCGCACCGCGGATCTCGTCGCGCAGCGCGCGCGACATGTCGGCGGCCTGCTTCATCCACATCTGCTCGTCACGCCGATTCAGGTCAGCGATCATGCGTGCCGCCGTCGCCTCGGCCCACGGGGCGAGCGCCTCCGCGTACCGACGCAGCAATTCCTCGATCGTCGGCGCATACGACGCGTCATCGGCTGGAAAGCCGTTCACGAGCACGCCGACCTGATGCGCGATCTTTCGCAATTGGCTACCGTACTGCCGCTCGGCACCGCTCAGCCGGACGGGATTCTTGCGTCGGTCGCGCTTTCGATCGAGGGTGAGGATCATCGACGTCGGAAAAGCCTGCGAATCAGAGAATCATTCGTCCGCGCAGCAGCGCCCGGCGCCGGGCCGATCGTCAGCGCCGGATCGATGTCCGGCGGATCTTCGCCCCGCTCGTCCTGCTCGGCTTGCTCGATCGCCTCGTCGGGAATGTCGCCGAACATACCGGTATCCGGCGATGACGCCTTCAGCTCGCGCATGCCCTGACTTCGCGGAATCAGGTCGGCGTCGACAGCCTTCGTCACCGAATCGACCGTCTTGTTGCCGATCTCCGCCTTCTCGGCCGCCGACATCTCCTGCAGTGGGTTGAACTCGTACGAGAAGTCTTCCGGCAACGGCTGGCCGATCTCGGAACGGCACATGACGTCGAGCAGGCCGTGCAGCGGGTTACGCAGCCGGCGCTCCTGCCGCGTGTGCACCTTCTCGTGGTACAGCAGCCGAGACCCTTCGCCGGTGTCGCTCAAGCCCGCCGGCTGCTGACCGAACAGGCGATCGAGCGGAATGCCGGTCGCGCCGCTCAGCTGCATCGCGAACTGGAGCATCACGTCCGACAGCCCGCTGAACGTGTACTGATGAGTCTCGAACTTGTCGGTAGCATCGATGAGGGTGAGCCCCTCGTTCGACTGCCCGAGGCGGATCATTTCTACCTGCTTCAGCAGCCCGTTAAGCGCCGGGCCACCGGCCGCGATGATCTCGCGCAGCTTCTCGACGCTGAGCGTGCGCAGATGTGCCTTGTAGACGAGCTGCCCGGCACCGACCGTTGCGCTATCGAACGCGATGAGCCGATCCCACATCGGCTCGAGAATCGACAGGCCCCAGCCGTTTTCGCTGATGCGCTGGTAGAACGGCAGTGCTTCGCCGTCCATTCGCAGCACGCGCGAATGGTGAATGCGCCCCTGCGGCAAGCCGATCGCCGTCGGCAGCACGTCGTAGAACTTCGGCATGCCCAGATCGGGGCCGAACTCGGTCACGACTTCGCCGACCGGCGGCGCAACCATCCAGCGGTCGAGCACGAGCAGGCCCTTGAACTGGCCTTTCCCGATGGTCTCGCGCCGAAGCGGCTGCGACATGTCCTGGCCGTCGATCAGCATCACCGCGATCGCGCCGCCGTACAGCTGCGCCCACTTGCCGGTATCGCAGAGCTGGTCCCAGATCGCCTTGCGCGTGAGTGCCGTCTCCATCTTCGACACGTCGGTCGGATCGAGCCCGGACATCTCGATGCCCTTGCGGGTCATGTCCTCAGGGATCGCGTCCACCGCTGCGCGCACGATCCACGACCCGCGATACGCAGCTTCCAGCCAGACACGGTTGCGGCTCTGGTACGTCAGCGTGTACTGCGCCGCCGACGCCTGATTGTCGGCACCCCATCCGAGCCGCGCTTCGAAGTTGGCGAACGAGTCGACCGTGCGATGGGCGTGCGTCACCGCCGGCGCGCGCGGCGGCCGCGTCTGTTGCTTCCGTTTCGACATTCCGGGAAATCCTGTCGTGCTCAACCGGCAAGCCGCTCCCAGACCGACAGGTCCTTCGCGCCTCCCAGCATGTCGTTGATTGCGTCGACCATCGGATCAATCTGGTCGTCGTGCATGTGCGTGTCGTCAGCCGTGAACGAGTCGCACTCCGTCAAGAAGTCGCTGACCCACGGGGCATCCAGCGGGACGCCGACGTTGCCGGAGTCGATGTGGCTGACGACATCCATCACGCGCGTCAGCTTGTCCTTGACGCGTTCGATGCCCTCGATCGGGATCCCGCCCTCGGCCTGAATGTCCTGAATCAGTCCCGTACCGCTGGACTTGTCCTCGACCTTCATCTGGCGCAGCACCGGAGCGCCCGGATCGTCTGCGCCAATGGCCGCGTGCTTGTTCCAGAAGTCGATCGCGCGGCGCTTCAGCTCGGGCGCCTTCCACTTCCCGCGCACCAGGTCGATCAGGTACAGACGGTTGTCGTACCCGAGGCCCCAGCACTCGAACACGCTGTAGTCGTTTCGCTCGGCGGTCTTCTGCGCCGTGTCCGCGAAGATCTTCCGATACTGCAACTGCGGCAGCGCGCCGTAGCGCAGGAACTTGCCGCTCTGGATGATCCCGCCGCCCAGCGGCGACGGACGCTGCATGTACTGGCCGTTGAACACGTACGCGTCCGCCTTCTCGGACGCGAGCAGCTCCTGCAGCGGCTCCTTGTACGGCCAGTAGCTGTATCGGCCGTCCGCGTCCCGCTCGTCGCACTCGACGCGGTCGCGGATATGCGCCGGCAGCTTCGCGACGTACTCGTCCGTGATCAGCGCCGGGATCTCGATGAACTCCCAGTCGCCCGGCAGCTTGCGCGCCTTGATGAAGCCCGTCGGGTCTTCCTCCGCGAGCCGCTGCATGATCACGATGATCGGCGTGTCCGGACTCGCCTTTCGGCTCTTCACGGTCGACTGCAGCTTGCGGTTAGCTTTGTCCCGGTTCGTCTTGCTATACGCGTCCTCGACCTTCAGCGGATCGTCGATGATGATCGCGCCCTGCCAGCCCTCGGTCATGTGCCCGGCTCGAAAGCCGGTGATCTGGCCGCCGAGCGAAACGGCGTACACGCCGCCGGCTTTCTTGCCATCGACGAGCACGTTCCAGCGCTTCTTCGACTTCGCGTCGTCAGCCACCTTCAGCGGCCAGAGCGCCTGGTACTCGTCGGATGCGACGATGTCGCGCGCCGTCTCGCTGTTCAGTAGCGCGAGGTCGTCCGAGTAGCTGATGTGCAAAAACCGCGCGCGCGGGTTCAGCGCGAGGCCGCGCGCGATCAGGTTGATTGCGACCAGTTCGGTCTTCGACGAACCCGGCGGCACGTTGATGACGACGTTCTTCAGCGTGCCGTCGATTACGCGCTGCACCGTGTCGGCGATCAGCACGTGGTGCCAGTTGACGCGGAACTTGATCGCCTGCCTGTGCTTGAAGAAGTACCGGCTGAAAAACAGGTGATCCCGCTCGCACTTCGCCTTCAGGACGGCCCGCTCGATTGCGGGGTCAATACTCGTCTTCGAGTTTGGCGACGGCGGCTGCGACCTGGCTTTCATCGACGACGACCGTCCTGTTCTCGATCGGGCCGCCGTTCTCCCCAGTGTGTTCGAGGCGGCGCCGGTTCGTGTAGGCGTCGCCGGATTCCTTCGCAGCCTGTTCGAGCAGCTGCGCCATCAGCGGCAGGTTGCCGCGCTGCTCAGCCAGCGCGACGGCGCGATCGAGCGCGCGCAGGCGCACGGCGCGGTGCGACACGCCGATGCGCGACGTGTCCTTCAGAAACTCCTCGCGCGTGCGCTCGAAGATGTCCCGGTACTTCTTGCTGAGCGTCGAGCCGGCGCGCTTCGTCGGGTCGTACCGCTCGCACTGCTGCGGCGACACCTCGACGCCGAACTCGTCGTGCACGGCCTTCGCGGTGCGCGAGATCGTGTCGAAGCACGCCAGCGACTGCACGATGAACACCTTGATCGTGTCGGGAAGTGCTGCCATAGCGGGAAAACGTTCGGGTTACGCGGCCCGCAGGATGCAGGTGCCGCAGGCGCGCGCGATGTCGGCGTGGCCGACCTCCGGCGCGCGGCGGGCGGCATCGACCAGCTTCGCGGTGTCGCCGGCGCCGCCACCGACGCCGTAGCGCCGGACGATGCCGACGAATTCCTCGACGTCATGCCCGCGGATGCCGAGCTTCGGCATGCCGTCCTTCGTGAAAGCCGGCGCGCCGAACTCGTCGGTGCGCTGGCCGATGTGATACAGCTCGTGCTCGACCAGTGCGCACCACTCCAGATCGCTGCACTCGCGCGCGTAGTGCGCGTCGAGCGTGATCAGGAACGCCGGCATGCGGCCGAACCATTCGAGATACTGCTGCTCTTGCCGCGCGCGCTGCCAGCCGCCGGCGCGGATCGTCACCTCTTCGCACTGGCCCACGACGCGCCGCATCTGGCGCACGTTCTCGACGGCCGCCCAGAGGTAGGCGATGTCGGCGTCGACCAGGTGCTCGTGATCCGGGTTGTGCAGCGGCGCGCCTTCGCGCAGGAGCGTCTCGTTCACCCACTCGGCGACGCCGTCGGCCGGCACGATGTGCCGGATCCAGTTCGACTCGTCGAAAAGGATGTCGGGGGGCGCCGGCCGACTATGCAGTTGCAGTACGGCGGGAACGGAAGTTTGTCGGCGTCCCATTGCTGGTATTCAGGGTTTACGACAGGATTGACGAACGTTCACGCACGTATAAGTTCGCAGCAGGCGCTCTACATAGAACGCCGATAACCACACACAGAGGGGCGACCATGGCTGATTATCTTGTACGCGTCGAACTGCACGGGGCAAACGAACTCGATTACGCACACCTGCATGTCCAAATGGCTCTACTCGGGTTCTATCGGCAAATTCCAGCAACGACGGGCGGCTCATACCCACTTCCCACCGGCCTCTACTGGGGGCAGTCAGAACTCGGGGGCTCCGGTGTCGTGGATTTCGTCCACGCCGCATGCGATTTGATTGGGAAACCTTGCGAGATTGTCGCGACGCGATCGGCGGAAACGTGGTTCTTCGGCCTGTAGCGAAACAGAAAAGCCCGCTGGCTTTCGCTGAGCGGGCTCACATTGGCACGATCACTTACACCCAAACTACACTTGATCGATCGTTCCGTAGAACTCCAAGAGTGAACGATAGACGAAACTCACAACGTCCGAATCGATCCCGGTGTTCCACTCAAACTGCCCTGGAATAGCCCACGTCGCTGATCCGCTTTCGTTTGTCAAGAACGCCCAGAACTCCTTGAGCTCGGGCTTAATGGGATTTCCGTCGAATCGATACAAGCGGTATCGCCCGCGCAGTCCGCCGCCATCTGAAGCTGAAGCACTATCGACGTGGTCGAAAGCAGCGATCACCGTGCCACTGAACGTATCAAAGGCAAAGCTGGGCGCCGATACAGACTCAAGATCACGCCACCTTACGCCAAGCGTTGCAGAACCGGGCCGTTCCGCGACAGCCTTGAACTTCTCACGAAAGATAACTGCTGCAGCGTTCAACTCGCCAGCGATACGTGCAGTATCTACCGCGATCCCCTGTTGCTGAGCCGAGTGTTTTGGCATTTCTGGTCTCCAATGGTTGGAAACCAAATATTGACCAACCTGCAACTTCCGAGCAAGTGGAGTACAAACGAAAAAGCCCGCTTTCGCGGGCTTCTTTGCTTCGGACGCACGTATGACGTGTATCGAATATGGCGGATTATTGTGTGCGAAACACACATTGTCAAGCGGTCGATCGCTCCTGCAGTAATCCGAGCTCGCTGAACCGTCGCTCGATCACCGACCACGCAAGGCCCTCGACGCCCGCCTCACCGCTTTTCTTGTCGCCCTCGATCCACTTCCGCACCGCGGCGTAGTGCTTGCTGACGGTGTTCACGTGCGCCTCGCAGTCGTGCGCGATGTCGACCAGGTCGCACTTCACGCCGAACAGCCGTTCGATGATCGCGCGCCGCACGCGGTAGTGCGAGAAGCCCGAGCAGTACGCGGCGGACGCCCGGATCAACCAGCCGATCGCAGCCTGCCACTCGAGATTCGGCGTCCGGCCGCTGCAGCACGCCGCCCCGCATGAGCACGGCAGGTCATGCGGCGCCGCGCGCGCGACGATCACGGACAGGTGCAGTTCGGGCAGCTCCCAGAGGTGCCGGCGAATCTCCCCGGCCTGCCCCGCGCCATCGAGCCCGACCAGACCCATGCCAGTACCGATCGACTCGCCGCGCAGCCGCTTTGCCAGCATCGTCTCGCCGTACTGCTGCGACGAGTAGCACATCGCGAACCGCACGGCATCGAACGCCGACTTGAACTCGACAACATCGCTCATCGCACACCCCGCGTCGTCATCGCCAGCGCCTGGCGCGTGTTGATCTCGGCCATGTAGCCCGACAGGTTGCTGGTGAAGTCCGGCCGGACGCGCATGTCGACGTGCGTCCCGGGCGATCGGCTCGTTCCCGCAAGCGAGTACATCCGCCCGCGGCTCTCGGAATGGCTGTCGAGCCGCGCGAGTGCGACGTCCAACGCGAGCACCTGGCGCACCGACGAAACGGGCTGCTTCAGGCGACGGGCGAGATCGTGCGACGAGTACCGGATGCCGGGCTTCATGGCCGCGATGATCGCGTTGATGGTGAGTTTTCCTTTTGCTTTCAAGGCCCCGCTCCTTATGCTGACTTCAGATTCAATTCGATCGCCTCGATGCGCACGCCCGGCGTGCGCGCGTAGCGCTTCGACACCCAGAGGTCGACGACCTGGCCGTCGTCGACGTACACCACCCCGTTCATCCCGTCCTTCAACGCCTTGACAACGTTGTCGGCGTCTGGCTTCTTCGTGGCGCCGATGGCGCCGCCGGCCGCCTCGCCCTGGCGCTTCATCGACCAACTCGCCGGAATCGGCAGACCGATGTGCACGATCAGGCGGATCGGGCCGGCATACGGTGCGGCGCTGCGCATCGCTGCGCGCGCGACCATCTTCACGAGGTTCTCGTAACGCTCGGTCTTCTCGGGCGTGTAGGCCGTGACGTGCGCGCCGCGGCGTGCGAACTTCGGGCGCCCCTTTGCGACCGGGGCACCCGGAACGACAAACTCAACGCGCTGCGCGATCGGCGATGCCGTGATGAGCGTTTGCTGGGTCATACGCGCACCTCGCGCACGGGCCGCGCCGCCGTCTCGGCCGGCTTGTGTGCGTGGCAGTAGTCGCGCCCCTTGTGCGTCCAATGCGCTTTCACGCGCGGGCCGCGAGCCGCGCATTCGCAGCAGTAGCGATGGCCGCCGGCCTGCTTCATTGCTTTCGTGATTCGCCTCATGCCGTCACCTCGTCGCTCACGTCGTCGGTCACCGGCACGCCGCTGATCGGGCGCAGCCACGCATCCGGAATCCATCCGGTCTTCAACTCACACGGTCGGAACGTGACGACGTCCGTCGGCGGGATAGGCGTCGGCGCTTCGACGTACCAGCAGAAGCCGAGGTGCAAGTAGTCGCCGTAGGGCGCCTTCACCTCTACGATTCGATCGCGGGCATCGCCACGCGTGATCACGGCCATGTCGCCGACTTTGCAGTTCATCGTCCTTCCCCCAGGAGTGCGCCAGCCGCGACCGGGCCGGCAGTGTTGCGAAATGCGCGGTTGTGCTCGTCCCACCACGGGCCGTCGCCGGCGGCGTCGAACACGCGCAGCTTGAAATCGAACGGAGGTTCGTCCCGGCCTTGCTCGATGCCGAGCGTGCCGCCGTGCTCGACGATGCCGGTCCAAGAGCGCCACCAGTCGCCGGCAGCTCGCGCCCCCGCCGTAGGCTTCGCGGTGCGCGCGGCGAGTAGATCGCCGAGGATCAGGTCGAGCAGCCCGACATTCAGCGGCTGCCCGCTGCCCTCGCGCTCACGGCGCTTGCGGCCCGTGGCGATGGCCGAACGCAGGTCATCCGGCGTCACGCCGCGTGCGGACCATCCGAGCAGCCGCGCGTCATCGGCGGCGAAGCCGACGCCACTCGTGCGCAGGACTTCGACGAAGGCGGCGGCGGCGTTCGGCGGGTCATCCGCTACTGCCTGTGCTGTGCCGCCGCCGCTTGCTTTTAGGTTTACTTCTCCCTCTCCCTGTCCCTTGGATGCTGTTTCCCTAGGGACGTCTTGAGGGACAACTCCTGTCTGTCCCGGTGGACATTTGCCCTTTGTCCCCGGGGACACTTTCTTTTTGTCCCTAGGGACGGGATCACGATAATCGGGAGACAAGAACTCTTCGAGCGTCGGGAATTCGATCTCGGTCCCGTGCCGCTGGTTGTGCTTCTTGATGCGTGCGCACTCGGTCTTGTAGCGCTGCTCGTGCTTCGCGGCCCATGCGTCGCGCGCCTTCTCGGCCACAACTGGGTGATACAGCCGACCGTCAGCGCATTTCACCCAGCCACGCAGCGCGCCGGTACGCACCTTCCGCCACTCGGCGACGACGCGGCCGTAGCCGGCCAGCTGCGCGAGCACGCGATCATCATCAGGAAGCGACGCTGCCGGCACCTGGTGCCATGCCGCACACCAGAGCAGCACCGCCGCGCGGAACTCTTCGGCCGTGGACAGCGCGGCGATGTCGCTGTCGCGAAGACGCACGACATCAAGCGGCATGAACGCGAACGTCCGCAAGTCACATGTCGCGTCGGTGAGAGGATTCGGGAGGTCATTCATTCGCAAAGTCCATACGCCGAGGCGCATGCGGTCGCCGGCTCGGCGTCCGCGAGAAGGTCGTATTGCCGGCCGCCGCGAGTCGTTTTCGACCACTCGACGACCTGATGCACTGTTGTGGCTTGGCCCGAATGCCCCGTCGTGCCCATGTGGAAGAATGAGACGGGGCTCAAGGGTCGACATACCTCCGAAACTAGGCTCTCCCACGCGGCGATGCGCTCGATGTGCTCGGGGAACCGGCGCGCAATCTCACGCAATTCGAGCTTCCCTGCGTTGATGCAGGGCATGCACCCGACGCGCGTCATGCCTTCGCGGTACAGCGGATTCGCGGTGATGCCAGCGGCCGCGTGTGCATCGAATACGTCGGCAATGTTCCAGCGCAGAATCGGTCGAAACACGGCGTAATGACCACCGCGCCATTCGTAATTCGGAAGCCACCTGCGCGCCTCGCTCTCGTCCGCGCGAACGCCCTGCCACGACTCGACGAAATACCCCGCGTCGATCTGATCCAGCGCGTATTCCGTCAAGGGATTCCGCTTCAAGTATTCAGTGCAGAACTGCCGCTTCCGGGACGGGAAACCACCACGCACCATGCAAAGGTCAAGGAACGGATTCCCGGTCGGGTGCAGCAGGTCTAGCGCGCGAGCGGCCGCCTCGGGCGTCCACGCGTACATGAACTCGCGCTTGCCGTACACGGATGATTCCGGCTCGCCGGCGGCGATCCGCGCGAGGTTCGCTCGCTTCGTGGCGAATTCGTCGGTGAAGTCGGCACGCACCACGTCGACGGCGATTCCCAGCGCGCGCGGTAGGTATTCGAGCGCGTATTCGTACGTCGACTCGTGCTCGTTGCCGGTGTCGGCGAACACGGCACGAACATTCTCGTGGCCGTGCAGCTCGAGCGCGACGAGCAGCGTCGCGGTGCTGTCCTTGCCGCCCGACAGCGAGACGACGTGGAGGGTCGGCCGGTCCATCACGACACCTCCAGCACGAGGCCGGGCTGGCGCAGGCGATCACGCTGCAGCGGCGTGTATTCCGGATTCAGCTCGAAGCCGACGAAGTGCCGCCCGAAGCGCTGCGCGACCTGGCCCGTCGTGCCGCTGCCGAAGAACGGATCGAACACGACGTCGCCCGGGCGGCTGCCTGCGAGCACGCAGGGCTCGACCAGGGCCTCGGGGAAGGTCGCGAAATGCGCGCCGTCGAAAGATTGCGTCGGGATGGTCCAGACGCTGCGCCGGTTGCGCATGGTCACGAGTTCATTTACCGAGCCGGAGAACGAGGCGTTCTGCTTCACACGCGGCTTCGCGACTGGGTCATAGCCGCGGCCGAAACCAACCCCAGTACCGGGATAACGCCCAACCCTCTCGCGATGCGAGCCGGGGCCGGTGTCCCAGCCGGATGGTTCGCGTGCCTTCGGATTCACGCCAGATCCGCGCGCGTGCGCGCCGCCGCTGACCGGCTCCTGCATGGCGGCGAAGTCGTAAAAGTACTTCTCGCTCTTCGAGAGCAGGAACAGGTATTCGTGCGCCTTCGTGCAGCGATCGCGCACGCTCTCAGGCATGGGGTTCGGCTTGTGCCAGATGATGTCCTGACGGAGATACCAGCCGGCATCCTGCAGCGCGAACGCGAGGCGCCACGGTTGGCCCATCAGGTCTTTTGACTTCAGACCTGTGCGCTCGCGCGAGCCGGTCCCGCTGGCCCGATGCTGAGCGGCGGCGATCTGCTGCGCACTGATCACCGAGCGATCCGACATCTGTCCGCTGCGCCCCTGCGCGCCCCACGATCCGGCGTACGCGTCGCCCATGTTCAGCCAAAGTGTGCCGTCGTCTGCGAGCAGCTGGCGCGCGAGATCGAACACGTCGACCAACGTGCGGATGAACTCGCGCAGCGTCGGCTCCTGGCCGATCTCACGCGCCTTGTCGGGGTGGCCGTCCGGCAGGTACGAGCGAAGGCCCCAGTATGGGGGCGACGTAACGATCGTCTGCACGCGCACGCCGTCGGCGATCATCGCGCGCATCAGGTCGCGGCAGTCACCGCGGTGGGCGCTATCGATCCAGTTCACGCTGCCTCCTGCGCAATGTGCGGCAGCGGCTGCGTAGCCGATCCGATCGCAATCTGAATGCGCTCGAGCTGCTGATGCAGTCGTTTAATTTCGGCGTCGGTACTGAGCCGGCGCGCGGCTTCTTTGCAGGCGCTGGAGATTTCCCACGCCCCCGCGCTCTCGCCCAGTCCGAGCGACCGCGCGAGTTCAATACGCGCGCTGTCAATCTGAGCGGCGTCGCGCTGGGCATTTTCCTTCGCACGATCGAGAATCAGACGACGTTCGTCTTCGGCCTCTTGCGCCAGCCCTTCGAGCCGCGCAGTGGCAGCCGTCAAGCGCCGTTCCGCATGCAGACGATCACGCACCGCGTCCGCCACGATGTCGCCGAGCCGCCGGCGCAGCTTCTTCTCGAGCGTCCACTCGTTATGGAGCCCGACCCGAACCTGTTCGAGGTTCGAGTTCGCGAGCCGCGCCATGCCGTCGATGATCAGCTTCACCCACGCGTCACGCGGCAGGTTCTCTATGTTCTTCAACGTCGGCCCCTTCAGCGATCGCCAGCCATCCGGCCCGCGCACGATCAGGCCGCAGCCCGTCGGGATGTCTTCTTTCTTCAGCAGCCCGGCCGGAGCGGCGAAAATCACGCCGGCGGCGAAGCGCAGATAGGAGGTCCACTTGCCCGCCGTTACGTCGCGACGGAAGTCGGCGACGCTGATCTTGCATTCGTAGGCGACCGGCTGGAACCTGGCGAACGAGCACGGCACCGTGTAGACGTCCGGCCGCGGCGAGCCGGACGGCCCGAGCTGCATGTCAGTCCATACGAGGCGATCGGATGCGCCGCGAAGATGCGCGGCGAGATCGTTGGCAAGGTCATCGTGCGCCCAGTTCATGCGCACTCCCAGCGCAAGCAAGCGCCCGCCGCGAGTGCGCTATGATGGTCTCGCCGCGGGCGTGCGCGGTCTATTTCAAGACGGGGAACCAGATGCCGATCATGACCGTAACGGCAGCGATTGCCGGCCTGAAGAACGCTGTCGATCTTGCAAAAGCAGCAGTCGCCGCGCGAGACGAACTGAAGCTCGCCGAGATGCAACAGTCGATCAACGATCGCGTGATTGATGTTCAAAACGCGGCTCTCGCCTTGCAGGAGAAGCAGGCGGGCGCGCGCGACGAAATCGATGAATTGAAGGAGCAGCTTCGATCCGCCAACGAGAAGATTGCCGAGCTTGATCGAAAACGTGCTATCCGAAGTCAGTATGTGCTTCACCAACTGACCGAGGGCGTATTCGTGCTGGCAAGCACAAGCGCCGACACGTCGCAGCCGGCGCATCTGATTTGTCAGCCCTGCATGGACAACGACAACAAACTTGGGGTCCTTCAGCAAACCTCGAAGTATGGTGGAATCAAGCTTAAATGCCCCTTGTGCGCCATGGAGTACCGCACCGGCAAGCACGTCCCGGCCCCTCAAGTGCCGATTCCACGCAATTCCTATAGTCGCTGGTAAAAAGCGGTTGGTATCGAGCAGTCGAGTCAGCACGTGCCGTCCCCCTTCTGGTTGTCGATCGGCGCCGCTTCCGGACGGACGCGCTCCAGCATCCAGAGCTGGTCCGGACGGAACGCGAGATAGTCCTGCGGAGGATCGCGGTAGATGAAGAGATGCTTTTCCTCGACGATGCCGAGGTAGTTCATGGGGCGCCCGAGCTTGACGGCGAAGGGCTTGCCGATGTCGCGCTGGCTGAGAGTCAGCGTCATGCCGCCGCCTGCCGCTGGCCGAATGCCTGCTGGACGAACTCGCCGATCGCCTGCTGGCTGAGCCGGCGATATTCGTCGATCGCCTTGCGCTCCTGGATGGCGAGCCACTGACGCGGGTAGTCGCAGCCCGTGAACATGCAGAACAGGTGCAGCTTCGTCGCCGGAAACGGCCGGCGGCCGGCGACCAGGTCGCCGAAGTGCGGATAGTGGATGTCGCAGTTGCGCGCCAGTGTCTTGCGATCGAAGCGCCGCAGCCCGAGTTCGAGCGCGCGTTCGAGGCACGCCTCAAACGTCATTGCCTCGATCTCAGCATCGGGCAGCGTCGCGGCCTGTACCCACGGCGCGAACATCCTGAATTCGGTCTGGTTCATACGAAAAATCAATCGATACCCAGTTGATTACCCACTTGCTTACCCAGTTGGCGCCGGGGCGAAATAACGGCCAGGACATGCCTGGCCGATTCAACAAACAGGACCAGCGCGAACCGGTTACACGGGGGGCGCCTCGAGCAGTTCCGGCCACACACGCTTGATCACCTCGACTGGAAACATCTCCGTGCGCGTGACTTGACCACCTGTCTCGCGCTCGATCGGCCGGCCGAACGGAATCGGAATGGGACGCTCGCCGCTTGCCCAGCGACTAACGTCGGATGCATGAGCGTCGATTGCTCGGCTGAGAGCCGTGAGTCGACCGCGCTCGGCGGAAAGGTAGCTTTTCAGGTCCATGCACGGACTTTAGCGAAACGCGAAAGGAATGTCTATAGCGTTTCGCGCATATACGCTTTTAGCGTTTTGCTATTGAATGCGAGACATGAAGGAAATTGACGAAATCCGTCGAGACAATCTCCGGATCATCGAAGCGGAGCGCGGTGGGCCAGCAGCAGCTGCGGCGGCACTTGGGATGTCACATTCCCAATTCACGAACCTCCGAGACGGCGCCAAGGATTCGAAGACCGGACGCCCCCGGGGAATGCGCACGGCGACGGCGCGTAAAATTGAAGAGCTCGCCGGCAAGCCGGTGGGTTGGCTCGATACTGACCATTCCCTTGTTGCAGCGGACCCGCGAGCGTCCGCGCAGCCCGCAGGCTGGGACAAACTGACCCCAACTCAAAGGGCACAAGTCGAGTCTTTTATCGGGTGGCTCATCAGCCAATCCGCGACTCAACATGACGCCCCGCCGTCAGGCGGCAAGCGCTTCGGCAAAGGCGATTGAGGTCTCCGACCGAATCACCACTCGTGGCTCGAGCGACGGGTCCGAAAAAAGCCAATCGCGCGTAAGCAGCAAACCTTCCCCGTCATCGGCCAACCCCAAGACAGGGTCGCCGACCAGTTCGCATTCCCAGCAACCGTCACCATGCGGTCGGTCGACTCTCACGACCCTCCCAACAAGCGCACGGTTCCGCGAGCGAATAACCCGCGCCAGATCTCCAGGTTTGCACTTCATCCTGCATGCCCTCGCCTCTCGATTCACGTGATCCCCGCTCGTATGTCGAACCAAATACTGTATGAATATACAGTAGTGTAGCGCCACAATTGGGGAGCTTTCAACTCCCGTTGTCACAACTGACACACGTCCGCCTGCCCCCGCACGCCAGCTGGCCGCGCGGCCAAGTGCTGCCTATCAAATGCGCGATTCGCAAAAATTTTCGCGTTTCGCTATAGACAAGCATTTCGCGTTTCGCTAAAGTCCGTCTTAACGCAGCTCCGATCGCTGCGCCACCGCCCGAGGCGGATCGCTCTCTAACAATCGAAGGTAAGCCGGGACCGCACACGCGGAGCAACCGGCCGGCGCGATCAGCGTCGTGAGTCAGGACAGGCGCAGCGCGCTAGGCCGATTTTGGCTACCGCTTGCAGGCTTGAACGAACCTGATGCAAGACAGCCAGCACCACGTGACCGATGGCGTCGTAATCGGCACAAAACCTCGCGCGGCCCGGAGCCGGCACGGTCGGGAGTAGCCGGGCGCGCGAGTGATGCAGTTCTGACCGGCGGCGTTTCGTACTCTCGAGGCGTCGCCGGTGAGCACTGCCCGCACATGCAGATTCGCTATTCAAGACTGCAATTCAGTTAGCAATCCTACTTTCATCGGAGGGCGCAATGCACACTCCTCGAACCCATCACAACAACGTCCGCCATCTGCCCGCGCTGGTCGACCGACGCACCGACCAGCTTCAGGCCGATTCGGACGACGAAGCGCTGGCGCGCGACGAGCGCAACGAAGCAATCGCCGACGGCGTCACTTTCGACGTACTGCCGTTCTCCACCGCGCAGATCGCCGTGCTCGACGCGGCGCTGCGCCGCGGCCGAATCGAGGACGTGTACGAGGTCTGGAATATCTGCAAGGCAGCCCTCGACAGGGAAATCGCTCAGCGCATCGCCGACGCCGATCTCGCTGCCACCGCGCCGCGTTTCGCCAACGTCTACTGCGCAGGCTGCGGCCAGAAATTCGGCCCCGGCAACGCCGGTTTCTCCCGCTGCACCGACCACACCGTTCGTCGCGCACTGGGCGACTGACCACCCGCGCCCGCTACGGCTGGCGCTCAAACCACACCGAGACACCACATGAACGGGATCAAACACACGCTCGGTCAAGCATGGCTGCAGCGCGCGAAGGACCTGGCGCAGGAGCTGGCTGACTCGAGCTTCGCCTACGGTGAGCTGCCAACCGACGCCGACGAAAGTGCATCGGCCGATGCTTACGCCCGCTCGCACGCGGCCGATCGGTCGCTCGACGCGCACCTTCAACCGATGGCGCATCTGATCGACGCGCTGCACCTGGTCGCGTCGAAGACCGTGCTCACCTCCGGCATCCGAGCCGTTGTCGACGACGCGCTGGCGAAGGCAGGTTTCCGCGCGCCCGTGCCGGTGTCCGATCCCGTTCGCCACATCACCATTGCCGGAGTCGACCGATGAGCAATCTCAAATCCCCCGCTCAATGCGGCGACCTCGCTGAAAAGCTGATCGCCGACTACGTGCGCGAATCCGGTGCGTACGGCAATCCGGATGCGCTCGCGAACGTGATGGAAATGCTGATCAGCAAGGCGGCGCTCGGCATCACCATGGTCGGCAGCGAGGCGATCGCGCAGCAGATCCTCGACCGGACAAAGCACAACGTGGTGACGTTTGCCGAGCGGAACCTTCGGAGGAACCGGTGATGCGTTCACCCCTCAACAGCTTGCAGCCTGTATTTCGTCAGTACAAGCGATCGCCTGTATCGCGGCTCCGCTATGCGATCGAAGGCTCGGCATGGGCGTTCGCGTACGGCGTCGCGATCGGCGCGCTCTGGTTCGGCGCTGATCTGGCCGGCCCATACCTGCGGAGCCTCGGATGACGCCCTTCGACCTCCTCGGCGCGCTGCTCGACCGGGTATTCGAATGGAATCCCATAGCAGGTTACCTTGTCGCGCTCGCGATCGCTGCGGTGTGCACGTTCGTGCTTGCCCGGCTCAACGCGGACGGCACGACCGTAACCGCACTCGTCACGAGGCCAACATGAGCCGCTTCACCGATCACGCTGATCGCTTCGAGCGCCAACATCCGCGCGCCGCACGCGCGCTCGTTCTCGCGACCTTCGTCGCGGTCGCAGTTATCGCGATCGCGATCGACTACTTCAGCAAACGCTTGGGGATCCTCTAAGCGCCGTCATCGCACCCATCGACGTCACGTTGTCCACCACATGCCGCGCCGTCCGATGCGCGTCTCTCGTCGTTCTATCTGGAGTTCCAAGACATGAAAACCATCGACACCCAACCCGTCGAATCGTCGCAGATCCACAGCATCGGCTACGACGCTGAATCCGAAACGCTCGCGGTCCGGTTCAAGGATCGCAAGACTGCCGCGCCGACGTCGCTGTATCACTACGCCGGCTTCACGCGAGCGAACTTCGACGCGCTCAAGACCGCCGACTCGCTCGGCTCGCACTTCTACAAGCACATCAAGCCGTTCCCGGAGCGCTTCCCGTACCGGTGCGTCGAGAAGATGCCGGCGCCGGCCGCGGATGTCGACGCCGAAACCGCAGGTACGGCATGACTCCCTCGGTCTATACCGTGCGCGCGTCGAGCTGGGGTGCACTGTTCGAATGCGGATACAGGTGGGAAGCGATCCACCTTCTGAAGATGCGCAACGTTGTCGGCCTGCGCGCCGCGCTCGGCACCGCGATCCACGCCGGCACGGCCGCCTATGACCAGAGCGTGCTCGATGGCTCTGGCCTGACCGTTGACGACGCAGCCGGCGCGTTCATCGACAAGCTCTACGACCCATCGAACGAGTACAACCCGGAGAGCGACGATCTCAACCTGAAGGAAGCCGAGCGCATCGGCATCTCGCTCACGACGAAGTACTGCCTCGAGATCACGCCGCGGTACGACTTCGTCGCGGTCGAGATGGAAACAAAGCCGCTCGACATCGACTGCGGCGGTGGAATTGTGATCCGCCTTACCGGCACGATGGACCGCGCACGCGTCCGGCGCACTGCACTAGGCCCGGGCATCGCAGACTTGAAGAGCGGTTCGAAGGCTGTTGCCCAGGGTATCGCTGTCACGAAAGGCCACGGGCCGCAGATCGGCACCTACGAGATGCTCTACGAGCACACGACTGGCGAGTTGATCGCCGATACGGCCGAGATCATCGGGCTCAAAACGAAGGGCACGCCGGAGGTCGCGACCGCCGCGGTCAAGAACGCGAAGCGCGTGATGATCGGCACCGAGGAAACACCCGGCCTGATCCAGTTCGCGGCCGACATGTTCCGCTCCGGCCGCTTCTACCCCAACCCGAAGTCTCTTCTCTGTGACCGTAAGTACTGTCCACGCTACGGCACCTGTCAGTTCCACGAATAACCGAGGTATTCATGTCCACGCCGACCACACTTGAAGCAGTCCGCTCGCCCCTCCCGCGCGAGGCAAATCTCCCCACGGTCACACCCGGCTTCGGCTCGCTGCAGTCGTTCGAGCTGATGCAACGCGCGGCAAATCTGCTCGCATCTTCGACACTCGTTCCCGCTGCATACCGCAAGGTGATCGAGAAGCTCGATAAGTACGGCAACGTGAAGGAATCGCGCGAGAACCCGAACGCACTCGCGAACGCAGTCGTCGCGTTGAACATGGCCCAGCGTATGGGCGCCGATCCGCTGATGGTGATGCAAAACCTGTACATCGTCGAAGGTCGGCCGTCCTGGTCTTCGCAGTGGATCATCGCTGCCGTGAACGGCTGCGGTCGCTTCTCCCCGCTGCGCTTCGACATCAAGGTGCTCGGCGAGAAGACGGTCGAGCGCGTCGATACAGTCTGGGAAAACGGCAACCGGAGCAACGTCACGAAGCGCGTGCCGATTATCGACAAGGTCTGCGTCGCGTGGGCGATCGAGAAGGAAACGGGCGAGCGCATCGAGTCGCCGGCCGTGTCGATCGAGATGGCCGTCAAGGAAGGCTGGTACACGAAGAACGGCAGCAAGTGGCAGACGATGGACGAAGTCATGCTGCGGTACCGCACGGCATCGTTCTTCGGGAAGCTCTACGCCCCCGAACTGCTGATGGGCCTCATCACTGTCGAGGAAGCAGCTGACATCGTGGACGTCAACCCGGACGGCTCGTACTCGGTCAACCGCACGACGCTCGACGAGATGCGCGCCGGCCGCGCGCAGCAGGCCGAAGAAGTCGGCCGCGCAACGCAATCCGATCCGCAGCCGGGTTGGCAGCAAGGCGCGTACGACGCTGCGCGCGATCCTTCGCAGACGGTACGCCAACCGCATACCACCGCGACCACGACCGACACCGGCGAGGCGACGAATGCCACGCAAGCTGATCCCGTCGACGACCAGGACGGGCCGCAGGAGGATGACGGCGACGGCCAAGGTGGTTTCGACTTCGACGTCGCCGGCCTCGTGCGCGGAATCCGCGAGGACATCGAGTCTGCCAAGACGCCCGAAGACCTCGACCTCGCCCGCAGCGCGATCAGCGGCGTGCCGGATGAGACGGCGAAGGCCGAACTGAACGCCCTCGCGTCAGCGCGCATGCGCGCCATCACCGCCGCAGCTGAACAGTCGGCCACCGGCAAAGCATCCGCTCAGGCGACCGCGCCGGCCGGCCGCCGCCCGCGCAACCCGATCAACGCCGACTAACCCGACTGATTCGCCTCCAAGGATTCCGACATGACCGACAAAAACGTCCTCCAGATGACCGCCGACAGCATCGGCAAAGATCTGCTTTCCGCGCTCGTGACCGAGATGAAGCTGATGCCCGATATCTGGGTGAAGCTGTCCGAAAAGAAGCAGAACGACGTCATCGACCGGCTTCGGGCACGCGTCGACCACAACGTGAAGATGGCGACGCACCTCATCGCGAGCAACGGCCGCATCGTAGTCCAGGGCGACCTCGATCAGATCACGATCAAGGATGGGGTCAAGGCGGTCGTGAAGTTCGGTGGCTCGCAGCCGAATCTGCACGAGCTTTACGAAGCCAGTGGAAAAACCGTTCTGGTCGTCGTCGCGAACCCGGCCGAGCATACCGACGGCATGGACGAGATCCGCGGCGAATCCGATCAGCGCGGGTTCGACCTCGGCCGCGAGTACACCGACCAGGACGGCGACGGCATGGACGGGCAGCGTCCCCATGGCGACGACGTCGTCGACGCAGAGTTCCGCGAGGTGCCGAAGCTCGGCGACGGCCCGACGCAAGCGCAGCTCGACGAACAGCATCAGGCCGGGCGGCAGGCGGCCGCCGAAGGTAAGCCCGAGAGCGAATGTCCCGTGATGGCCGGCGAGCTGTGCATCGCATGGGTGAAGGGCTGGAAGGAATGGCACGAGGAACAGGCACGCCAGGGCGACGAAGATCCGCTGTACGGCCAGGTTGAAGCGTTCGTGATCGAGCAGCAGAAGGTGACGATTTCGAGCGTCCAGCGCCAGTTCAAGATCGGCTACAACCGCGCCGCGCGGCTGGTCGAGCTGCTCGAAACAAAGGGTGTCGTCAGTCCGCTCGACGCGGATGGCGGGCGCACGGTGCTCAAGCCACATGGCCCGCAGGGAGAGGAATCGTGAAAATCACCGACATTTACGTGGCGAACGTGCTCGGGATCCGCACAGCGGATATCCGGCTCGCGAAGCCCGTCGGCCTCTTTACCGGCCCCAACGGCGCCGGCAAGAGCAGTCTGCAGGAAGCCGTGCGCATGGCGCTCACGGGCGACACGGTCCGCGTTGCACTGAAGAAAGAATATGGCTCGCTCGTTACCGAGGGAGCCGACGGCGGCCAGATTGTGGTCGCCTGCGGCGAGCAGGCGAACAGCGTCATGCTGCCAGGCGGCAAGATGAAGCGCGAACTCGCCGATGATCCGCGCCTTCCGCTGGTGCTCGACGCGCAGCGGTTCGCGCACCTCAGCGCGGCCGAGCGTCGCGCGTTCCTGTACGACCTGATGGGCGTGAAGATCGGCGTCGACGAAATGCGCGCCCGGCTGCTGGACAAGCTCGGGTTTCGTGCCGATGCGGTGCCCGCATCGGCCGCCGCGCGGCTCGCAGCCATCACACCGATGTTGCGAGCGGGCTTTGAAGCAGCGCAGAAGGAAGCGGCCGACCGCGCGCGCGGCGCGAAGCAGTCGTGGCGCAACGCGACCGGCGAGACGTACGGCAGCCAGAAGGGAGCAACCTGGCGCCCGGCGCCGGTCGAGTTCGACGAGGCAGCGTTGCGGAAGCTCACTGGCGATCGCGCGGCGCTCGACGACCGGATCGGCGAACTGCAGCAGCAGATTGGCGCGGCCGACGCGGCGGACAACGCGGCACGTGCACGCGCGTCGAGGATCGCCGACCTGCGCACGCGCGCCGCAGGTTACGCGAAGGCGGTCGAGCTCGCGCAGCTCGCCGACGAGCAGGTCGCCGAATTTCTGCCCAAGGTCGAAGCGCTTCGTGTGCGCGCCGGCGCGGCGCCGGCCGGCACGGAATGCACGTGCCCTGAATGCGGCGCACTCCTGCGCTACCTCAATGGCGTTCTGTTGGCGGCGGCAGCGGCCGGCGCGCGCGATGCTGATGCGGCCGCGAAGCTGCCAGAGTATGAGCAGGGTTTGAAGACGTTGCAAAACGCTGCAGCGAACCGCAAACGCGACCTCGAAGCGGCAGACTCGGCCGCGACACAGTTGCGCGCACTCGAAGACGATGCGGAGGACAGCGGCGCGGCCGCCGCACGCGAGAGCGGCGACGCCGCGCGCTCGGAGCTAGCCGACTTTCAGCGCCGCCGAAAGCAGCTCGACACCGACATTGCTACGCTTCGCGAAATCGAGCGGCGCGCCGCCGGGGCTGCCGATCTGGCAAAGCAGGCAGCGGCGCTTCACGAAGACGTCGCCGCGTACGAGGCGATCGCCGATGCGCTCGCGCCGAACGGCATCCCCGCCGATCTGCTCAGCGAAGCGCTCACGCCGATGAACGAGCGCCTCGTCGCGCTCGCCAATCTGTCCGAATGGGCGGACGTGACGATCACGCCGGAGATGGAGATCTTCGCCGACGGGCGCGCGTACGCCCTGCTTTCCGAATCGGAGCGCTGGCGCGTCGACGCTCACATCGCCGCGGCGATCAGCCACTTCTCGGGCCTGAAGCTGCTCGTGCTCGATCGCGCCGACGTCCTGGTCGGGCCCGAGCGTGACCGCCTGCTCTACTGGCTCGATGACCTCGCGTACACCGAGCAGATCGACACCGCGCTCGTGTTCATGAGCCTGAAAACGCCGCCCGGCGGCCTGCCCGAAGCCATCGAAGCCTTCTGGGTCGAGGATGGTCAGGTCGCGCCGGCCGCGCAGCATGCAATACGGGAGGCAGCGTGAGAGAGGACATCGAGAAGTATCTCGCCGCGACGTCGGAAGCCACGGCGAAGGCCGTGGCGACCGGAACCGGGCTTCCGCAGCTCGACGTGACGAAGGAGCTGAACCGGATGCTCGGCGAGGCACTCGTCGAGCGCGAGAAGCGGGCCGGCGGCGGCAACGAATACGTGTACTGGCTCGCGCGCGCAGCCCAGCCGGCGCCGGCGGCCAGCGACACGCCACCGGCCGATGCAGCGCCGGTGCTAGTATCGGTCGGCCTGGTCGAGAAGTCGCTGGCCCCGAATGCCGGCGTCATCGACGTCGCGCAGATCATCGCAGGCCTGCGCGCCGACGTTGAGCGCCTCACCGTCGAGCGCGACGCCGCGCAGCTGAAAGCCAACACCTGGCGCGCGAACGCTGCGGCGCTCGAAGCGCGCATCGACGAGCTGACGCTCGGTCCGGTCGGCGCGCGTACGCCGCTGTTCGTGACCATTGGCAGGTATTGCAAGCCGAGGCGTCATGCATCGCTGGAGAAAGCCCAGAAACGCGGCAGCGCGCTCGTGCGCAGCGAGAAGGAATCTGAGGTGCTCGTGCTCGAACCGGTTGGCCGGATCGTGCGCGGAACGGAGTGGATGCCCCGATAGCCGCCCCGCCGCGCGCCCTCCGTGCTCCGGATTGCGCGGTGCATTCGGGCGGCTCGTACAGCGCCCAATTTTTCCAAGGAAAACAATATGGATCTGACGACGACCCATGCGGAGGACGTACCGCACGACCAGCAGTACGACACTCTCCTCGCAGCCGTTCGAAGCGCGTTCGAATCACACACCAGCGACTCGCACACGCGCCTCTATACAACGGACGTCGAAGGGCTATTCGACCTCTACCTGAATACCCTTTCGCCGTCGCCCGATGTTCGTCAACACCATACCTGTAACGCGTGCCGCCGGTTCGTCGAGCGCTTTGGCGGCCTCGTAACCATCGGTGAAGACGGCTCGTTGGCGTCTGCGATCTGGACGCAGGAAGCGGCGTCCGCTGTTGAGCAGCCCTACTACGCCCCAGCGGTCGCTCAAATGCGCGCGTCAGTCGAGCGTGCGCGCATCACAGGCGTCTTCTACACGTCCGAGAGCATCTGGGGCCAACCACGCACTGGCGAGTGGACGCACTTCAGTGTGACGCCCGGCCGTCATCTGATCCATGCGAGCCGCGTACAAACCGCGTTTCAGGCGATCGCCGAGACGCGCGAGGACTACCGCACGATGCTGACGGCATTGCAGGAGTTCACGCTCGCGACCGTCGAGACCGCCGTAACGTTGCTCAAGACCGATTCGCTCTACCGTTCCGAAAAGTGCCTGGGCGCGGCCGAGTGGCTGCGTGATGTGATCGTCGCGCGCGAAGCGACGAAGAACGTTCGCCTGAAGGAAAACCTGTTGTGGCGCGCGGTCGCCACTGCGCCCGCGGGGTTCGCGCATCCGCGTTCGTCCATGATCGGCACGCTGCTCGAGGATATCGCTGCCGGCCTGCCTCTCGATGACGTCAAGGCGAAGTTCGCCGCGAAGATGCATCCGCTCCTGTACCTGCGCCCACAGGCAGCGCCGAGTACAGGAACGATCCGCCAGGCCGAGAAGATCGTCGAACAGATGGGTATCGCCCCTTCGCTCGAACGGCGCTTCGCACGGCTCGACGAGTTGCACGCGCTGTGGAAGCCGAGCAATGCGGCTGAGGTCCCGTCGAACGGCGGCGTGTTCGGCCACCTCCAGCCGAAGAGCGCGAAGCCGATGAACTCGCCCATGATCGCATCTGGCGGCCAGCCGATGACGTGGGAGAAATTCGCTCGCACTGTCTTGCCCGAAGCCGAAAGGATCAAGGTGTATGTGCCGACTGGTTCGGCCAACTTCGCCGCCTATTTGACCGCGCAACATGCGGATGCGCCTCCCATCCTGCAATGGGATCGCGAAGACCTCCGCAATCCCGTGAGCTGGTACCTGTACAACGGTGGTTCATCGGCGTCCCGGTGGGGACTCACGCCGGGCACATGGGCGAACGTGACCGCAATCAGCCCACAACCGTCGTCGTGGCATGCGCCACACGAGCATCAAGGTGCCGGGGTGCTGCTTGTCATCGATGGCGCGAAGGATCATCACCACGAAGGTTCCGGTAACTGCCTTTTTCCCGAATGCCTTAAGTCCGAGCTGCACGCCGTGCGATCCGTCATCGAGGCGTACTCGCGCCGCGCGTCGATCGGTGGTTTCGATCAAGCATCGGCGTGTGGCCTGATGTTGCAGAAAAGCAGCCGCTACGGTGACGGTCACCGCATCCGTGTAACGACCAGGGGAGCAACGCTCGAATACATCATCGACCGATGGGATTGACCGGGATGAACCGGACTGCCGCAAACAAGAAAACGCCCTGGGACCCGTCGCGTCGCGCGACGGCCCGCGTTAGAAACCCGCTTCCAGCGCCGACCAGATGCCCTTACGACGACGGCCCCGTCGACATCGTGAATAACTCGGCGATCTACGGGCGCGAGTACGGCGATTGGCCGTGGGCGTTCCTCTGTCGTTCCTGCTATGCATACGTCGGCCTGCACCCCTTCACTGCGATTCCACTCGGCACGCTGGCCGACGGGCCGACTCGTGACGCGCGGAAACGTGCGAAAGCTGCCTTCAACCCGATCTGGCAGTCCGGCGCGATGACGCGCACTGACGCATACATCTGGTTGGCACGACAGCTTGGCATCGCGAACCACGAGGAATGCCACATCGGCTGGTTCGATGTGGCGGCATGCGATCGCGTCGTCGAGGTCTGCAGGAGTCGACGGATTCTGTAACGTCAGCAATCAAAAAAGCGATGGCGGGCGCAGCTCGGGGTACTTCCCGTTCGTGAGTCTCACGACGGCCCCGAACGTTTCATCAAGTGTTTTCAGGCTGCCTCTCATAAATGCCGTGGCAACATCGTCACCCGGATAGTCATTTGGCTTCTCTTTCTGATGGAGCTTGAACTGAGTCACCAATCGCGTGAGACTCATACATGCAGCCTGAATGGTAAGAACCGCCTGTGTCAACTCGCCCGAGTCGAGCTCGAAAATTGGAACCTGGTCAAGTAAGTCGAGCGTTCTGCTCAATTGGTCCTCACTTACCAGGGTGAACGCGGAATAATTAAACGCACCGCTATCATTCAGTGAAGGCTCAATTCGCTTGAACCGTACGTACACCTCGTCGAGGACTGCTTTAAGGGACGAGCGCCGCTCAGCCAGTTCACGATCACGAGTTTGCGTTGCAATCTTCAATTGATGCGATGCTGATCGTTCGCCCAGGAAGTAAGCCCCCGCAATAGCCGCGATCGCTCCTACCGCTTGGACCCATGCGGCCCAATCAGCTGCCTTGAGACTGCCCCAATCGACGTATCGATAGGCAGTCACGGCAATGGCACCGACAAGAACGCCTGAGGCGTAATAGTAGACCGATCGCTTCATCGCCCGCCCCCGCTTGTTTTGGTGCGAATCGTAGCACGACCACCTCACCCCCAAGCCGCGCAAATTCCGTTGCCTCGGATGCGTGGCTTTTTTATGGGCGGCCAGCACGGCGCCCGTTTTTTTGAATACTCCGACACTTATGAACGTTCAGCGCGTGTACAACAGCTTCGGGTTTTGCTGCGGCCTCGGCGGCGGCGCCAAGGGCTTCACCAAAGCCACTTCTCGCGTCGGCAACATGACCGCGACGTGGCGCTGCATCGGCGGTATCGACAATGATCCGGCGGCCGCGCGCGACTTCGAAATGCTCGTCGGCACGCCGTGCACGCTCATGGACCTTTTCACGCGTGAGCAGTACACCGCGTTCCACGGTGCCGAGCCGCCGCCCGGCTGGCGCGAAGCAACACCGGAAGACGTGCGCCGCGCCGCCGGCTATCTGTGCGCGGTTCATGCGCATCAAGTCGGTGCGGATAAGCACTTCTGCCCTACCCACCAAGCAGAGTCGAGCGGCAAAAAGCAGGGCGATCTTTTCGCATGATCATCGAGGCTCATACCATGACGACCAACACGTATGGCGGCTACACGGTCGCCCAACTGCGCGAATTCATCCGCCACCACTACGACGCCGAGCACGGTGGCGACAACATCGATGAGCTCACGCGCGACAATTCGGCAAGTGTCACGATCGTGCGCGACCTGCTCGACGCGATCGAGCCGCAACAGGACGGCGACCTGCTCCGCCCGGTCGCGCGCTGGGTCTACAACGCAGTGCGTGTGAATCTGGACCTGCTGCACGGGATCTGCATGGAGTACGGGTGCCAGCCGGGCGACGACGTCGCATTGTGGCTCCGCGATCGCCTGACCAATGAAAAGAGCCTCGCTCCCGTGCAGGCGAGCGACGCAGCAGATCAGCGGCCGGGTACGGAGATTGACCCGACGGAGGTTCATCCGACCGCCGAAGTCATTGTCGGCCGGCGCGCCGCCGGCAGCAATGAGACAAGTTCGAAAGTGAGCTGCGCCGATGCACTGACGGACGCTCAAATTCTCGAAATCGGCTACAAGCATTTCAAGCCCGGGCACAACATCAAGGCGGAAGCGAATTTTGTTGCAGCGGTTCGCGATGTGCTCGCCGCATCCCCTGTCGAGCAGCACGAAGCAGCGCCGGCCGACGTAACGCTGCCTTACGAAAATGCGCTCCACGAATTGATCCGAAAGATCAGGCCCGATCTGGATAGCGGCGACATCATTGCTGACGCACAAACGGCTATCAATTCGCTCGCCGGGCGCGCGATAACCGATGCGCAGATTGACGCGACATGGGCAAATCTCGATGCGCGTGGATCGTCGCTCTACGAGCCGCATCAATGGGAAGTCGAGATGCGGCGGCGGTTCGCCCGCGCCATCATCGCTACAACACCCGCACCCTCCGCCCCGCTCGAAGGCACGGGCAATGGGGCGGATGAGCGCGTAGGCACGGCGGAAATCGTAGGCGGCCGAGTGAAGCAGTTCACATTCGAGCAAACCGACATGCCAGACGGATCGTACTCACTCTACGCCCTGTCCCGCGCCCCTCGCACTGAGGTGGCGGGAGCGGGGCAAGAGGCGGTGGCGTGGGTTCGCAAACATCCGGACACGGGAGAACTATCGGGCGATTGGCTCTGGAATGACGCCATCGAGCAATGCCGCAAGGATTCGGGAGTTTGGTTCCCGTTGGGCTACCTCACCGCCCCGCCCGCGCAGGTCGCCACTCGGTGGAGGCTGACGGTTAGCGATGTCTTCGCGCTGATCGGCCACGCCAAGCTTCTGCGCGGCCGCGGCGAAAGTGACATGCCCGCGTGGCGCATGGATCTGGCGTACCGGATCGCCGCCCGGATCGATCCCGCGCTCGCGTCGCGCGTCGAAGCGCTCAAGACGAAGCACGAGCTGCGGGTCGTCACGCAGCCGGAGCCGCGCGCCGAGGTGTCTGCCGACGACCAACAGGATGCGATGCATTGGCGCGCACTAATGATGAACGGCGAGCCATCCGTCTACGTCGAGCGCACGGAACGCCGCGTGATTCAACAAGCGCAATCCGTCGCGTTCTCAGACCCGGATCTCACGGGACGAATCGCCACCCCTACTTCAAGCGAGATGTGGGTCAAGCGTTACGTCATGTTCGCATGGTGGGCGCGCGAGCACGAGAAACGAACATTCACCGAGGCCGTCGACGAAATCCGAGCTGGAGCAGGCCAATGAAGCTGACCGACGTCGAAGTGTTCGCGATCCGCGCGATCGGCCTGACTGACCACTTGCGCGAACAGTTGTATCCCGAGCTAACGCAGCGCTGCCCATACTGCGACAACACCGGTGATGTGCACGACGCTGCTGGCGAATGGCGTGGTGTTTGCACGGCATGCATCGTGGCACGAGACGCATCGTGATACGGGGAATTCCCCGTCAATGATCGACCTCCGGCTTTTCGATCAACTCGAATAGCTGGTGGATGGTGGCGTTCGGCATGCACTCGCCGAGCGCACCAAAAATCACTCTGTCGTATAGCACTTGCCCTTCCGGGGACTCTACCGCGACACCATTCGCCGCTGCAAGGGCCTCAACGAGGGTGGTGGCTGCTTCGAGTACTGCGTGGGCTTCTGCCTTGGTGATTGTCGTCTTCATCCGTGAGTTATCGACAGCCACGTCCCAAACTTGAGTCCGCGCAAGCCATTGACCGTAGCGGCTCGACCATCTGTAAAAATCCGGAGGAATCGAAGCATGTCGACGTCGACACGGAACCCGTGGACGACTGGCGAGATACGCCTGCTCGCCCGCCTCTATCCGTCCCACATCCCATCTAAGGCGTTGTACGCCGCGTTCCCGAGACACCCTCGAAAGTCAGTGCAGACCTATGCACGCAAGGTGCTGAAGGTAACGCGACCGCCTCGGGACCGTAAGGCGTGCGCGGCGCCAGCATGGGACCGCGTGCGCTCCATCCTCCAGCAGGAGCAACTGTCGGTTCGTGAGCTGGTGAAGCGCTGCGGAGTCTCCCAGCAGCGCGTCAGTGAGCTGCTGACGATTCACCGCACCGAGGTGCATATCGTCGACTGGATTCCTCCAGTTGGTCGCGCTCAGTGGCGTCCTGTTTGGGCAGTCGGCAATGCGCCCGATGTGCCCTGCCCAGGTGCGATCAAATCGAAGGCAGCGCGCGCGGCCCGCAGCGCCATGACGCGCAATCCGTTCCTGACCGCGGCGGGTCTGGTGACGATCCCTGTCGGCGAGCGCGGCCGTGTCTTCCAGCAGTCCATGGAAGTCAACGACGAGGAGCTTGCGGCATGAGCACGCGAACCCTCATCGAGATCAACCACGACTTCCTGCAGCGGCTGCTCGACGACCCCGTCGAACTCGCCGTCACGCTGCGCTCGGTCTGCTGCGACCACCAGGCCGAGCTGAACGACGACAACGGGCGCGGCCGCGCGCTCGACCTCGGCGGTGGTATCCGCATCGTCTATCGCCGCCACCACACCGAAGACGCGCGCTTCGTCACCAAATACGTGGACATCGACCTATGAGCGAGAACAGCAAAATCGAGTGGTGCGACCATACGTTCAATCCGTTTATTGGCTGCACGAAGGTGTCGCCTGGTTGCGACCACTGCTACGCCGAGAACCTGATGGACAAGCGCATGCACAAGGTTGTCTGGGGTCCGCACGGCGAGCGCGTGCGCACGTCTGCCGCTACGTGGCGGCAACCGGTCCGCTGGAACGCGCGGCACGCCGAATTCTTCGCCGCGCACGGCCGGCGCCAGCGCGTGTTCTGCGCGTCGCTCGCCGACGTGTTCGACAACGCTGTCGATCCAGCGTGGCGCCGCGATCTTTTCGAACTGATCGCGCGCACGCCGAATCTCGACTGGTTGCTGCTGACGAAGCGGATCGGCAACGTGCCGACGATGCTGCGGCATATCGGCATCGAGCGGTTGCCGGAAAACGTCTGGCTCGGCGCGACGATCGTCACCCAGGAGGAAGCCGATCGCGACATCCCGAAGCTGCTCGCGGTGCCCGCGCGCGTGCGCTTCCTATCGATGGAGCCGCTGCTCGGGCCGGTCGATCTCGAACGCCCGATGTCCGGCCCCGACCTCGGTCAGGGCAGCGGCGCGAAGATCTGCCAGCGGTGGATGATCCAAAGCGGAATCGACTGGGTGATCGTGGGCGGCGAAAGCGGGCCCGGCGCGCGGCCGATGCACCCGGACTGGGCCCGCTCGCTGCGCGACCAGTGCGCGGCCGCCGGCGTGCCTTTCCTGTTCAAGCAATGGGGCGAGTGGGCGCCAAGCGAGAATGCCGGCCCCCAGAAGCGCACCGAGGCGACAGCTCACTGGTGGGACGGCGAGTGGTCGTTCAGCTCGATCACGCCGCGCGCGGCCGAGACGCTGCACTGTGACGATTCACCGGACATGTGGCGCTGCGGCAAGCGCGCCGCCGGCCGCCACCTCGACGGCTCCACGCACGACGATTTCCCTGCGCTCGTCTGACGACGCACCGCGAGCGGATAAACGCCACAGGTCCTAGTTCACGAACAGTGCGACGAATTGGAACAGTGCTCCGACTCCGACAAGCGCTAGGAGATGCTTGATGCGCCGCTGTCGGTGATACATCGTAATTCGCGTCGCCTTGTCTACGTTCGGAACGAGAGACACGGACCGGTCGGGGTTGTATTGCGGGGCTGGCGAACACAGCGCTGAGCCGATGCCCCCAATCGTGATCAATGCAAGTCCCACAGCGTTGAGGATAGTCGTAAACATGAATCACCCCGTCAGAAATCGTCGTTCCCAATTTGAATCGGGGATTGCGCCCCGGCTTCGATTTTCTTCTGCGCGATTGCCTGGATGCTTTCCATATTTTGGACGATCGCATTTTCATCACCCTCGCGCGATCCGTCCGATCCCAGCGAGTCGGTTAGGCACTCGTGGGTTACCTGAACCTGATAGGTCGAGTCGCCAAACACATGACCGAAAAACATATCGCCGTGCTGGCGCAAGAACACCCAGCCGTAAGGATTCGCCATGATCGAACGCCCCATTCTGTTTTCTGGCTCGATGGTACGAGCCATCTTGGAAGGCCGCAAGACGCAAACCCGACGCGTCGTGAAGCTGCCGCACAACAACCCGCTCGGCGCATGGGAACCGACCACAGCAGGCGGCGGCTCCGTGAAGAATGTCGGCGGGACGCCTGCCCCCGAGCTGGCTGCGATCTGGCACACGCGCACGGGTGATTGCTTCGTCTGCCCGCATGGTGACGTCGACGATCGGCTATGGGTGCGTGAGACACACGAGGTGCGCCGGATCGGCACTGAGACGTTCGAAGGTGGCCGCCCGACACGGCGCTACGCCGGCATCGCGTACCAGGCCGACAACGGCCGCGCCGAGGTCGACATCGACCTCAACACGTTCCAGGCGCTCGACGCCAAGGAATCACGGGGCTGGTCACCGTCCATCCACATGCCGCGCTGGGCTTCGCGCATCACGCTCGAGATCACCGGCGTACGCGCCGAGCGCCTGCAGAACATTAGCGAGTCGGACGCGCGCGCCGAAGGCGTGACGATCGAGGACCACCACATGCGCGGGTACTGCGCCGGCGCCTATCGGCCGCCGAGCATCCGCGCCTTTCATGACCTATGGGACAGCCTGAACGCCGCGCGCGGGCATGGCTGGGACACGAACCCGTGGACATGGGTCGTGGAATTTCGAAGGATCGAATCATGAGCATCTACCTCACTACGCCGGAGCTGGCCGAGTTGGTCGGCTGCAAGCCGCGCAGCCACGCCTGCATGAAACGATGGCTCGAGCGCAATCACTGGCCGTTCTCCGTCAACATCGCTGGCGTGCCGCTCGTCTCGCGCGAGTATTACGACGCCCGCATGAACGGCACCGCCCCCGCAACACCCGCGCGCCGGCACCGCGCCGCCGCGTCAGAAGAACCGAACTTCGCCGCACTCTAATCATGATCGGACGACGCAAGCGGCCGGACGGGTTACCCTTCCGGCTCTACGCCCACTACGGGAAACACAAGGTCAGCTTCGGCTACAAGCTGCCGAACGGCCGCTGGGCGTTCCGCCTGTCAGCGCCGGCGCACAACAAGGAAGCGCTCGCCGAGATCCGCAAGCAGGCGATCGAGCGCGCGGAGGCGCTCAACGGGAACGCGATCGAACCCGGCACGGTCGAGGCGCTCGTCGCGCGGTACTTCGAATGGCAGGACGGATTGCCGCACACCGACGAGCGCCGCAAGGCCCAGTCCACCCTGGACGAGAACCGCGTCGAGTCGAAGCGGCTGGTCAAGGTCTTCGGGAAGATGGCGCCGCCGGCCATCAAGCCGAAACACGTGTACGGCTACCTCGACAAACGCGCGCAGCTCGGCGCACCGGCGAAGGCGAACAAGGAAATCGCCCTCCTATCCGCTGTTCTCGAATACGGCCGGCGCCGGGGAGACCTCGAAACGAACCCGTGCCGCGGCATCGAATACAACCCGACGCGTCCGCGCCAGCGCTACGTGCGGCAGGACGAGATCGATCTCGCCGTGGAAGTCGCGCGGTCGCGCCGGAGCGTCGGCGACCAGCACCCAAGTTCCGCCTACCTGATCCTCGCGCTATGCGTGAAGGCAGCCTATCTGACGGTCAGTCGGCCGACGGAGATGCGCGAACTGCACCGTCAGAGCATCCGGCCCGAAGGCGTCGAGGTGCCGATCGGTAAGCGCAAGGCCGGCGAGCAGCAGCGCGCGAAGCTCGTGCTGTGGTCGCCCGAACTGAAGGCGGTGATCGACGAGGCACTCGCGCTACAGCGCACGTCGAGCGTTCACGTGTTCGGCAACACGGCCGGCCAGGTGTACACGCGCAGCGGATGGAACACGAACTGGTCGCGGCTGATGGGCTATTGCGAGAAGGAAGCGAAGGTGCGCGGCGTGCCGTTCGAACGGTTCGCGCTGCGCGACATGCGCCCGGCGGCCGTGACCGATCGCCAGGAGGAAGGCGATGATCGCATCATCGATGCGACCGGCCATGCCGACGAGCGGATGGTACGCAAAACGTACGACCGCCGACGCCAGCGTAAAGTGCGTGCGACACGATAATCGGCCTAATCACACACCGTCCTTCCACTCCACACTTTGAGTCATGCGGATCGGAATCGCCCGCAGAATCTCGCGTACGATTTGATGATACTCGACGTCCTTGTGCAAATATTGCTCGAAAATCTCGAGCACATTGCCCCGCTTTCCATCGGGCGACGTAAGAAGCAAAGGAACAATGGCAAAGCGGGAATTCTTTTTGCGCTTCTCTGACATCGCGTGGTCAACCTCGCTAGCGATCCAGTCCTTGTCGCTAAACGAGGGCGTGATGAAGAATACAGCAGCACAGGACTCGACCATCCCGTGCTTGATTTCACGTTCCAGATTCGCGCCGGCGGTCATGCGATCTTCGTCCAGCCACGGATCAAAACCGATTTCCTTCAATGTCAGGCAAACGTCCCTAACGATCGCCTTGTCGATCGACTTGTGGCTCAAGAAAATCTTCTTCGGGCGTGCCTGCTCCTGAACCTGGTCGTGCACCTCTTGCTCCTTATTCAACAGAATCTGCACAGTTTCGAACGTCACGTCAGCCGGGATATGGGCTAATTCGCTTTCTTGAATAGGAGGTAACAGAATTGCGACGGGATCGACGAAATTGCCAGTATGCAATACCTGACGTAACTGCCACCGATCGTCATTGAGGTCGACAAGTGTTGGTATGTCAACAACAACGTCGTCAGTTAGCTCGCCATCGATCACTTCCGCCATCTTCGCAAAAACATGACACGGCAAATGCCGAGATGTCCGCCGCGAATAAATGACGAAGCATCCCCGCTCCCCATAGATCATCAATATGTCACGCTTGTGCAAAGGCAAGTACGCCTTCGACAAATGTGCATAACCATATAGCGTGTTATCGAGCGTATCTTCTATGACTGCGAGCAGATCGGAGTAAGGACGAGAGATCCCGCCGAACACGTCTGCGCGTGTGTAATTCTGCCAAGGCACGCCTCATCACCCCTCTCGTTTGATTGCTACGAACGCAAAAAGGCCCGCTTGGCAGCGGGCCTTTCTCGATCCATCTTCCAAATTTTGGAATCTCATCTTCCAAAACCTGTAACACGTCAGCTTGATTCTGCTGCAAGTGCTTGAATTTGTTGGGGTGGCTGATGGGACTCGAACCCACGACAACAGGAATCACAATCCTGGACTCTACCAACTGAGCTACAGCCACCACTGATACTGCTTTGATTCTTCGCTGTTTCGTTTCGTGTTCAGCAGCGAAGAACAAGATTATACGAATACTTTTCCGTCTTGCAAAGCATTTTTTTCAAAATTTTCGAGAGCGTCGTTCAGATGCGTGCGTGCCTCGTCGAACACGGCCAGATCGCCACGTGCGAGCTTCTTGTTGTCCGACAGCACGCGACGCCAGCCGCGCGCGCCCGCGACGCCGCGATACAGCCCGAGTGCGTGCCGGACGATCGCACCGAGATACGTGCCGCGCTTCAGTTCCGCCGCACAGTATTCGATCAGTTTCGCCTCGGCCTCCTCGCGCGTCGGCATCGCCGCAGTCGACCCATAGAAGCGCGCATCGACGCCCGCGAGCACATACGGGTTGTGATACGCCTCGCGGCCGAGCATCACGCCGTCCACATGTTCGAGATGCTGCGCGACTTCGTCGAGCGTCTTGATCCCGCCATTGATCACGATCTCCAGAGACGGGAAATCGCGCTTCAGCTGATAAGCGTAGTCGTACTTGAGCGGCGGGATCTCGCGGTTCTCCTTCGGCGACAGCCCCTTCAGGATCGCATTGCGCGCGTGCACCACGAACGTCTCGCAGCCTGCCTCAGCCACCGTGCCGACGAAGTCCCGCACGAACGCATAGTCCTCGACCGCGTCGACCCCGATCCGATGCTTGACCGTGACCGGCACCGACACCGCATCGCGCATCGCCTTCACGCAATCGGCAACGAGTTGCGGCTCGTTCATCAGACACGCGCCGAACGCACCGCGCTGCACGCGCTCGGACGGACAACCGCAATTCAGATTGATCTCGTCATAGCCCCACTGCTCGCCGAGTTTCGCGGCGCGCGCGAGATCGTCCCGTTCGCTGCCGCCCAGCTGCAGCGCGACCGGCGATTCGTTCGGCGTGAACGCGAGATGCCGCTGGGCGTCGCCGAACAGCAGCGCGCCCGTCGTGATCATTTCCGTATACAGCCACGTGTCGCGTGTCAACGTGCGATGGAACGACCGGCAATGACGGTCGGTCCAGTCGAGCAT